TATTAATATACATTGCAGCGGCGGGAATGTCAAGTTCGCCAAAGCCGGTCGCAATTCTTTGAGCACTTTTTAATATACGTCTAAATTTTGGCTCCTTAAAAAATACTTGTTCTTCGTATGATCGAATACGAAAATAAACTTCTAGCCAGTAGTCCGTACCATACTTGTCATTCACAGTGTTCATCTTAATACGGGAACGGGTCACAACTCTTTGAGTTATCTTATCAGTTTTCATACCGTAAGGGCATCTCTTATGGTCAGTTATTCTTACTACAGGATTTGCGGTAACAAATTCATTGTAATTGTTCACCATATTTGTTTTTAACTCACTTATGTCATTAAAACAAGACTTAGTATAATAGGACTCAAAAAAATGTCTGGAAGTTTCAGGGAATGCGTAGGCTTCGCCGCCGACTGAAAGTCCTTGGTTGAGAAATTTATCAACAGTCTCTTCAGTGTCAACACACCCAGGCACTACTTTGCTAAGAAGCTCTTTCCCATCAGGCCTCTGCTCCAAAGAAGCAATGTGGTGTCTAATCCAGTACGTCACTGTGCGAGGAGATGCTATGTTTGCAGTTAACCTCCATGGGGCATATTTGTTCACTAGAAACCCGTTTTGTGCTGCCGTGTTAACATAGAGTGGAAAATTTGGATCCTTTACCCACAACATCCTGGCCTCGTCGCTATTATGATCGTTGGTTTCGAGCTGCACAGTTAAACCACTAATCAAGGAAGTACAAAGACTGCTTTTAATAAAAAATGTTTTAGTGAGTGAGTTTGTCGCGGCGTATTCTTTAGCAAATTCTAGAAATAATCTTGAATAATCGTCAAAATTTTGAACTAGTCTGGTTTTCACAGAAGTTTTAAGATAGACGTCAGAAAAAATAGAAAATATACTTTGCGCATATGGTCCGTACAACGTATCCACATCAACATAGCCGCCGCTGGGCTTTTGTATGGCAATTCTTATAATTCCAGAACGTGAACTTTTTCCCAGAACATCTGTTCTAACAAGGGCGCCTTGCACATTTTTAAAAGCAGTTGCTACAAAATCTAGCAGAAGTATATCTCCAACTTTATTTGCAAATGCAGATGTCGGCTGTACTACTCTTAATCTTTTTGATTTAGATTCGTTACTAAGATGGATTACATTACCTTGTTGATCAATTTTGCCATATAAAACTCTGTGGTACCACATATTCAATGGTCTTGGAGTAAGAAATGGGTATTTGTAAATTTCGTAATTTATACTATCGTCGAAAGATTTTTTTGTTGGCATTGTTACTCCACCCCCTCGGCTCTTAGAAGTTCAACAATCTTGTCGCGATTTTTCTCTATATCTTTAGCCAGTTGCGGTGTCACTTTTTGCCCTTCCATTGCGTGACCAGGTGCTACAACTCCGTCGCTGAGAGACTTATTCATGTGAGCAACTTGTTTTTTGGAGTCTGCAATCATTTTCTCTTTTTTGATGGCAGCTTCGGCAGCCTCAAAAGTGATATCTTCTGGCGGGGCGGTGAAGGCATCTTTTGTGGTGTCGGGTTTCCCAACATCCCAGGCTTGCACAAGTCTGACGCCGCCGACGGTAGACGTGGGCCGGGGCCCAGTCCCCGACCATGATGCGGCGGGGGCGACGGGAGTTATTGGTTTATTACCCCTGCCAGAATTTGCAGACGGTCGAGAATGACCTCCGAAAGATTGCCATAAACATTGCATGTTTGTCGTCCATTCCAATCTAGCGTCCAAAGCTTTGATCTCGTTTTTCGTTTTGAGAATAAAACAATATCCACCAATTCCTAGACCTATTTGTTCCTGTTTACTAAACCAAGTAAAGGGAAAAGAAATCTTTACATGTTTTCCTGGGACTAGAAGCGCATTACCATACATAGTGACATCATAATTATATGGCTCACCAAAAACATGGTAGCTATCAATGCCCTGTTGCTCTAATTTTGCTTCAAGATAATGAGGTTGGTTAGATCTATTCATTTGAAAATTTAAAATCGTAGAATTTTCTCGCCCAAGTTCAAGGTGGTAAACGCCACGTTTTATATCAGAGGATTTATTTTTAAACCACTTGGCAGAATTCGACGCGGCTTGTACGAGAATAAGCTCTCCTGTTTTTGCTTTGGATGAATCGTTTTCGGCAGCTGAGTTCCCAGGATCCGCACCGGTTGAATCATCATTAGAATAATAATATGCATTGTCGTTTGCGTGGCGGTACTTCCCGTGGAGTTTAGAAAAAACTATTTTGTTGTTTATATTTTTTATCGTTAAGTAAGATGGATAAGCGCGTACATTGACGTTTACGTTTCCTTCGTCTTTACATCTGCCCGTTAGTGCCTCCACTATCAGTTGAGTTAATGTGTCGTTGAGAAACGAATCAAAAAAGTATTCTGTTCTCCATTGATCGATAACATTTTCGAGCCAAAACTCTTGCCAAACTTTGAGGGTAATTGGAATTTTGGCTAGACTTTCCTTTACTACTTTTCGGTTTGCGGGGTTGGTAAATTCAACCTCTCCTAACAAAAATTTTACAGTACCTTTTTTGTTGCTGGTACCCCACCAATCTAGATCCATTTCGTCTTTGTGCTCATACAACATTTCTAAAACTATATCTAAAAGATCTCCGTAGTAGAAAAAATATATATTTCGCGTGGATAAATCAGCCGGGGTTACCATTTTGGTGTATGGAATTTCGTTGGCGGGAGAAGAATCTCCTGCTTTTCTCGCCTCTGCTGCTTTTACGTTCGCAGCTTTAACTTGAGCGTCTTTTTCCATATGAGCCTGAGATTCTTGAGCAGCTGCCTGGTTTGGCCCAGCATTCTGTACAGCTGGTGGCGCAGGACCCCGCTGTGACCCCGCGCCACCTGTAATGGCTTCGCCCTCAAGGACTGATTTTTCATCTTGTAAATCTAGAATTTTATTATTATTAGCCTCGAGTTGATTTAACTGTTCCTGTGCCGTCTCTCCTTGCGGAAGTTTCCCAAGAACTTCTATTTCTTTATCGATTTCTTTTAATCTATCTTTATTTGACTGCGCTACCGCTTTCGCTTTCCTAGTTGCAAACCATCTATGAAGTTCACTTTCAGGTAGTTGAATAAAATGTAATTTATTTTCAGCAGTTAGTCTATCTAAAATTTTACTATACATTCTAGACATCTTCTTAGCTCTATAAATTGTTTGACCAACATCGGTCCTGTTGTGATACTCCCTGTTCTGCAGGTAAGTTATAATTCTTGTGGCGCGAGCTTTTCCGGATTCAATTCCAAATTGTTCTCTGAGCACATTTTGAGTTGCTTCCAGCTCAATTGCGGACTGCGCAAGTGGGTCACCAGTCATCTGCGTCCCTCCGCCTTGTTCTGATATCTTTGTCGAAGCCTTTGGTCCCACGATGGCCTCGCCGGCGAAGTCTAACAGAGCTGAGATGCCTGGGGCGACCTCCTTCATTACCTCTCCCATGTTCTCGACCCCTCTACCATACTGAGTTGCTTTTACAGCTTCTGCTTCTGCCGATATTAAGTCGTTTATATTCCCTCCTCCTTCTGCGTATGCATTAAGTTTATCTCTTTGTTCTGGTTTTAAATCTCCGAAGGCCGCGTTTTGTGTCTTTAAGAAGTGCTTCTTCTTCTCCATTTCTCCTTTGGCTGCGCCCTTATCAGCAGGAGTAAATAATATATTAGCAGCCCTCGATCTAAAAGATGTTTCAATAGAACCCACATAATCTATACTTAACTCAAATCCACCATCCGGAGCGTCAAAAATTGGATTAATAGAATGTTTAAGAAGATTTAAATAAAGTTGCATCCTATTGGCTTTTAAGGCTGCTCTTAAATTGCGAGCTTTTTTATTCGGATTTGAGAAACCAGCACCTCTGTAAGCTTCAACTAATCGTTTAAAAGGAGGCGGCGTATATCCAACATCAACTCTAATTCGAAAGTATTTTTCATCATGCAGGAGATGCAGCTGATCAGATGAGACTCCTTTTTTATCGGACTTTTTAATGACGGCTCTCCTAATTAAATCTGCAAACGAATATTTATGCCCCTTCTCTGTGTACATCTTGAAGAGAGCTTTCGGAGATTCGAAATAAAGTTTCAAGTTGCAGTGAACATAGGTATCTATTTCAACTGGTCGGACACCTTCAAAATCAAAAGTGAACGAACGAAAAGCAACACCTAACTTATGAGAATCAGTAACCCCTAAATTTCTAAGATTATTAAATTTAAGAGGAATAACTATATCTTTATCACTTTTTGCTTTCTGGGTTCCGAGTTTTACTTTGAAAATCTTAATCCAAGGCTGAAAGTCTCCAGAAATCGACTTAGGTACGTCCTGAAAAAAATCCTGCCCTGCCTTCCCATGTCCTCGAAGGTTATTAAGTATAGCAGTTGAATCCGACGTGTTTGGATCTGTTAGAGCTAGATGCTTATACTTTTGAGGAATTTCGGTTCCTTTTTTATTTGCGTATAATTCAATCTGTTCGGCCAAATAACAAGCCTCTGCATATTCAGGTAGTTTCGACCGAGATTCATGCAGTATATGAGTATTCGATTTAGCCATTTAAATTTTACCCAATATTAAAATAAGTTAATGCCAGTTCTAAAGGCTGGGGTATGTGAATGGTGTCTCCAAGTTTGAAGTCTGACTCCAAAGGCTTTTTATTAAACCAGGGAATAACCCACCAAACATCTACGGTGCCATAATGTTTATCAGATAGCTTGTAAAACCTATCTCCAACTGTCCATATGTGAGAGAAAATAGTAAACTCATCCATTTCTTCAACTGTAGGATATCTAATAATTGGTGTAGATAAATGTCTAATTCTAGGAACTTTTCTGTTAAGAAACTGCTCTCTATAAAGATTACTGTTATTCATTAATAATATTCTTGCATCATTTCTCATTTGATAAGTTTTCCTGCAGCATTTTTATATATTTCACTTGTCTCACTATACGCGTCGCCCATTTCTCCCAGATCTGGAACTTTGTGAAGAAGGTGACCTTCCTTATAAGGGTATCCTGGATAATTGAATTTTTTATTTATCCAGGCTGGGCTTTTTTCATTCACGGGCAAGTAGGAAAAACTCGCCTCAATATTTTTTGGCAACGCTTTTCCCTTTACCAGAAAGAACCCTTCCTCCATTACAAAACTATAATTAAAACCATCTATGTATCCTAGCATGCCACTATTAGAAGCTATAGAATAAGAATCCACACTTGATGGAGACGCATCGCGTACCCAATTAACGAGTCTCAATTTAAATATTGGGCTGCCGCCGACTTTTGGATAGAAACCTCCACCTACACCAGCACCTCTTACTTGTTCTGGATATAGCATGTTAGACAAAAGAGAAATTTTTCCTAGATTTCTATCTGCTTCAATTATATCATAAGCTGGCAATACCCAGGAAATGTTAATCGTCCTTATTGTGCTTTTAAGTTTTCTAACAGGTTGTTGATTCATAACAAAAAATTGTTCATCGTAGGATGTATTGAATTCTTCACTATAGTTTGTCAAAAAAGCTTTGAATGTAACATTTCTTCCACTATTAACGTGATGAATATCAAGATATAGTTTATTCGTTTCTGCAAATCCGTTTGTAATTTTCACTTTTTAGCCTCCTACTTTGTTTGTCTCGCTAATCCTAGATTAAGTTTTTTACCAGTGTCATTATTAAGAGAATATATCGTTCCATTTGGGTGGTCGAAAAGAACACTCCCTAGTTCTCTTTCGTTGAGTTTTAATACTACTTGTCCCCCTCCTCCGCCTCCTCCGGTGGCGCCGGCAACTCCTGCTTCTTTTAGAGCCTCAACAATAGCAATAGTTATCGGCTTCATCAGCATGGCGATGCCGGTATAGGCGATATCGCCAAGGGCTCCGCCAGCACCGCCTCCGCCCGAGGTCGGTTCCATTTCGATCTTTGCAAGATCTTCATTGGCTTGTCGTGCCGTTGCTTCAAAAATGCTTTCAGTACCACTGTGATTTAATGGGCTCGTAGAGTCTTCGGCAGGTGAAGAATGAGCCCATTGGGATCGCACTTGTTTCAAAGCTTTCTTGTGAGCATCCGCATCTACCATGCCCATAGCATTACCAACTTTTTCGCCGGCGGCTTCGGCTTCGTTCCCCCACCATCCAAAGTATTCACCCAGCTTTTTCACGGCCCAAATTAGGCCCGTGAGGATGGTCAAGACTACGCCGAAGCCTGCGAGTTTCATAGCGAACCCAACGGCGGTTGTGCCGGCGGCGACAGTGGCGAGAGCGGTACCCATGGTCCACAACATAGGAATTATAGTAAACACAAGGGTCTTAAACACACCAAATTTAAGTCCAAGTCCACCAAGAAGCATTGTCCAAAAGAAAATCTGTTTCCCACCTTCGCTCATCCCACTAACAAACCCTGTGAATGAGCTTACAGCATCTGTCACTGATTCAATAAACGGTTTCATTTCTATGACAAGCCCCATAAAGGCAAGCCTGAGTTCCTCCGCCATCGTCATTGCTTTCTTTGTCATATCAGCTAGATTCTTTTCTTTCTTTGCTGCTATTTCTGCTTCTTTTTGTATCTTTTTATACTCCGATGCGGTGGAACCAAGAAATTTAGTCGCTTCTGCCTGATCGGTGATTCCTGCTGCAGCCATAATACTCATTCGCGCATGATGACCTAAGTTTTTAAACACTGTTCCGGACTGCTTAAGGCTGGCTCTAACTGCCTCTATCCTTTCATCCTCGGCCATCATGACCATCTGAACACTGTTCAGATATGGCCCACCTAATATACCATTTAACCTTGCAACAGAATCAGCGGAACTTTCAAATGTGTCAAACTTCTCTGCCACTCCCAACAATGTATCCATTGAGGCACCAGTAGCTCGAACTTGAGCTTGCAAGTTAACAAATATCTTTTCCATTTGTGGTCCGCGAGATGCTAGTTGTTTTGAAGCCGTAACAAATTCTGAATAGAATTGATTCAGAGGAACGTCTAATGTCTCTGCCACCTTAGCAAATTTCTTTAACTCTGCTGTGCCTTTCTTGCCTAAAACTTTAGTAAAAACGTCAAAGGCTGCAGCCGTAGTGTTTGCACTTACTCCTGCTATTTCAAGTTTTGCAACCGTATCTATTATTTCCTGTCGATAACCTCCAGTAGCATTCTTAAATTCTACCGAAGAAGCGATCAAAGCTTCAGAAGCCTTATAGGCTGCTTCCATGCCAAGCCCTTGTTGTCTTAAAGCTTCGCTAGCTTCCAGTACCGAACTTGACATTTCGTCGCTAGCTTGTGTAGATTTATGAAAACCGGCCACCAGCTGATCTTGTTGTTTGATAATGTCTTCCACCCATTCAACCGCAAAGCCCGCCATATAATCACCGAGGTTCTTCATATACTTCTCAATGATCGGGCCTTTTTTCTCTCCTTTTGCCAGCAACAACTCAAAATCTTTCTGAACCTTCTTTAATTTTGTCCCTATGTTGAAAAGTCCGCCAGACCACGTTTGAGTAAATTTCATACCAAATCCAGTTAGTTTTGAAACTTTATTGGCCCAATTATCAAATTCGCCGGCGCCGTCCTTTAGTAAATCTATTTCTTTTTCAAGCCCTACAATGCGATCTAATCTGGCTTTAAGATCTTCTCTCTGAGCTTGTACGGCATTCAATATTGCGATTCGTTGCTCTTCGGTTTTCCCGATCAATTGAGTTCTTAAATCAATTTCCGTCTGCGATTGCTGAATCTGTTCCTCGGTAAGCTTGCCCGCTAATCTCTGGACATTGAGCTTCTTCTGCATTGTATCCAGGGCGTTGCGCATCTCGTCTTTGTTGGCTATAGTAGCTTTTGTGAGCCGCTCCATAAGCTTAACTTCTTCAAGCTGTCTTTTTAGTTTTTGTTCTCCAGTTTCTTGAGCCACTTAAATTATCTCCTATTTAAATGGCCATTTTAAGCCAGATGAAACCTCAAACTTTCTTACTGCGCTATCTAAAGCGTGTTTTGAAGCAAAAGTCGATGGGTTGTTTAAACCATTTTTCATATATGTTTGCATATATTTTTTTTCTGAGCCGAGTGCGCCCATGAATGCTTCAATTTGAGAGCGTTCTCCACGAACTCTTAAAGTGTTGCCAAAAAATCCTGGTGCAAACAGCCTTTCTAAAGCATGTTTAATGAGGGCGCCATAATGTAATAATGTTCCTTCATTTAGTTGACCATTTTTTGCAGCATTTAAATCTAATATTTTATCTTGAAGATCCATTGGTGCGCTCCTCGACTAATAATTATAAATAGTTCTTTAAAACGAAATTGTGAATAAATTAACGCTTGTTAGCCTTTTCCATTTGAGTACGTTCGTTTTCAAGTTGCTTTAAAAGTCTCTTGGCAAACCAATTTCGTATTTTAACAGGCAAACTATATGCCTCGGTGAAGCTCCAGCCACCGTGATACTTCAAAAAGAAGAACATTTCATAAACCTGTCCTATGTATTTTTCACTTAGGCCAAAAAAACGCAGTTGTAAATGGGACATCGATGACTGAGGTAGCATTACACCCCGGACAAACAAAGTCGCACTCCATTTTAACATTTGGAGTTATTTCTGCGTAAACTCTTCTTAAATACCTTGAATCATATGCGAGCATATTATTTACAAAAGAACTAACAGTTTCCCTTTTCCCATCTCCGTTGACTGATATAATGAATAATTTCATTTGATCTGTCAAAACAGATTCTGGTAAATTATGTTTCTTTTTGCTCTCGCTTGAAAGTAAGAAATTCTTTTCGTCTCTTCCTGTCAATAGTTTGACTTCAACATTCACTTCAGAACGTGGCAGATGGATAATAAATGTATTGTTCTGTGTCTTTTCAATGTTTAAATCCTCTAACAGAGTTTTCTCAAGCTTGTTCACCTGTAAACCAGATAAATCAACTGCGTGTGAATTTGTTTCGGAGCAAGAAGGACACGCTAATGATACCTCATATTCTTCTCCATAACCCGTGATCCTAGCAGCGACCACAAGTGCATTTTTATCACCAACATATAAGTCATCTACTTTGATTGTCTTATCAACTATTACATTCTGTAGAAGACGATCAATAGCAACTCCTTTTTTCAAAAGAGTCTGAGAAGTTAATATATCTTCATCTTTCGCCGTCATGTAGCGAATTTCAATTGAATCCTGGTTATGTAAAGGGTGGCCTTCCGGATAGAATAGACCACCAGTTGGTAAATCAACAAATTCAGTTGGGGTCACAAAGGAAAAACCATCTGTTTTGTTTAGTTGTTCTACGGGTGCGTCTGCGTCGGGATTTGAGACCCCGAGGCGCGCTTCATTATTTCTAGCTGACATTTATACCTCTTTTTTAATGTATTGTAGCATAATCGTATTGTACTGTTATGGTAATTTCTACCATATCATCACTTGTATAATCTAAATCTCCAAACTTAATGGCTTGTATCCATGGGTTCCAGAGCTTAAAGGTTTCAATTTCCGAGTTATTAGCTCCAAGTTGTTGTATTCTTAACTGGCCGTTCAAGGCACCAACTGAGTCTCTTTTCGACATGGTAAAAGGGGCGCCGTCTTCAGTAACTGAAGGTTCTCTGTAGCCGCCGCGAGTTAAAGTCCTGTATAATTCTTTACCCACAAAAGGATCAACCGGGTCGACTAGAGTTATATCGATAGGCTCCCATGTAACAACACCAGGATAATAGAATTTATGTCCAAAGAACATATGTTCTGCTGCGTTAACTGAAAATGCCGGCTTCCCTGCTGTCTTTATAACATAAGCAGGAATATCTGTACCACCTAAGTACAACAACCATCTATGTTTTCTTTTTGGTTCTAAAGCACTATTTGCCCAAAATTTTTCTGCCATTTTTTTATTATTCTCCCTCTATAATATAAGTAGTAAAATGTTTAAAAAATAATTTTTTTAATCATCAAATGCAGCTCCAGTATCGGTAATAATGAAATCAAGAGCAATGAATTCAATAGCTCTTGCAGGCTTCAAAAACACCTTAGCATATAGAATATTTCTATCAACCATCTCTGGCGTTGTCGTAGACTCATCAAGTACTACTTTGAAATCTGTAAGACCAAACCCGGCTTTAATATCATTAAGGAAAGTTTCAACTTGAGAACTGAACTTATTCCAAGTTGAACGCACATTTTGCTCAAACAATGTCAATGCCGCGATTCTAGAAATTTGCTTCTTCGTGTGAATCAACAATCGACGAACATTAATTCTGTCCAAAGCTGATGGAGTGACCTGAAGCGTTTTCTGGCCAAATATTACAATTCCTTCCGCTGGGAATGAAGCAATTGGATTAACGTTTGCAGAATAAAGTCTATCTCTATCTTGAGAAGTAAGATGTTGACGAACACCTACAACATTAAGACCAGAAGCCCCCATAGTCAACCCGCCTCTTGTAAATCCAGCAGGAGCAAACCAAAGTGCTCTTTCTGCTTCACTGAAGGACATTACTCCAAGAGCAACAACAGAAGGAGGCATCCAAAGAATGGCGTTTGAGAGAGAATCTCTAACTTGTACCCATGGATAGTAAGCGCAACCATAGCTGGTGTTCAAATTTCTATTTTTCATGGTTGTTACAGCCTGATCAACGTTGCCGCGGCGAGCTGATTCAGCTGCGGTGCCTTCCGAATCGGCAACATGATCGTTTTTTATATCAATAATTGCCAGGGCATCCCCGCGATTCTCGCATGTAAGCATCAAATGTGCTGTAAGGGCAGAATCTGTAAGACCAGGCATGGTGGCCAAATTATATTCCACAGCCTCTGGGTCTTTAAGCGCGTCAATCGCACGATGAACTGTGTAAAATGCATAATTACTGGCTTCAGTTTTGCCCTCTAATAGCGAGTTTCTGAATGGTTCTTTCTCTGTAATATCTAAACCATCAAAACCATGAGCAAACACTGTAGTAAACCTATTGAATCGTTTAGTTTCAAGAAGGGTGCTTAAACTCCCGCTACCATCGCTGTTGGCAGTAATCGATGTTCCAGCAGTACGACTGCCTGAAATATAATGCGCTCCGTGGCCGGTATCGCTACCACTTAAGTCTTCAAGGGTAAACACCCACGCATCTTCAGTGTATGTTGAATCCGAATCAGGATTAAGAGCATTTGGTAGTAATCTAAGGACATCCTTAACGCTCGCATCATATTCAGTTGTACCGCTTCTGTTTGTATCAGCTCCCCAATAAGCTTGTCGCGGAGAAGACAATCCGCCTTGAATTCCATGATGTCTCAAGGAAACTTTGGGGAAGAAAATCGAACCGGTGAACCACTTACCGGAACCTGCAACGCTGTGGGATCCGGTTGGGAACAATGCCCATTTCGCAGCTTGCGAGGCCTCAAAATGCCAGTCAATCGCACCCGACATTAGAATGCCGTCACCTGCACCCTGAGCGAAAATCTTTGAGGCGTTGAAATGCGTAGTGGTGTCCATGGCTGCTTTGCGAATGTGGCCAAATGCGCCACCCGGGGTGCCCCCGGCGCCCTGCTCGGCTGACCCGCTGAAAGACTTCACGCTTTTTGGTCTTTTATGGCCAAAAACTCCAACGGGGATAAACGTTGGATCCGTTGCGCCACGATCTACATCAACATTCATGTCGACATAAACAAATTTAGACATATTGGGATAGGCGCCAAATCTTTTCCATCTTCTTTCATCGTCATCCCAAGTTCGAAATTGATTACCAATTTTTCTTGCGACATAAGTGGGGGAATTAGGGTTCAAAGTACAATTTGAAAATATTTCAACAAATTGTGGCGCGTTATCAGTGTCGTCCAACTTTCGTATAGCAACTGTAAATGAACCATAAGGATCTTGCTTGTTTGTAGCAGGCTTAAGATCTTGAATTGAGACTTTAAGATTATTCTGGAGCCATTCTCCGCCGTCTAACCCTTTAAGTCTAAAAAGTTTTTGCATATTTTCAGGTTGATAAACGGCGTAGGCGCCCAGATCTTGTGAAATGAACCACCCGGTGCCGCCATGGGTAACTCCGTTAGAATCCACCATACCTATAAGGTTATTCCCCCATTTGTTGGCGCCGTCGTCTCTGCTATCTAACCCAAGAATGATACCCTGGCTTGTGAGACCAGAAGCAAATAATTCCTCTCTATTTTGATCGAACGTTTCGCCCAGGAAATATCCTTTTGTGCTTGTTGTAATGGTATCATTAACAAGTGTTGGGTTTGTGTTGAAAACGTTTCTAATATATCTTTCACTATTTCTATTAAAATTGAATGTAACTTTTTCTCCAACATCAGCCTGTAAAGCAGAACCGCTTCTGATAAGAGCTGTAAATTCATCGCTTCCATTTGAACCCGTGTTAATAAATATTGCCGACCCTGTGAATACAGTAGAGCCGGAATGTGGTACTGTTCCGGAAAGTTCAATACTCGTTTGATCGTTTAAATACCAAACTGCGGCCAACGAACCCGTTGAGTGACCAGAGGTGAGGCTAGTATGTGGACTTGACCACGAATCAAAAAGAAATAATCCATAAGCACCGTTATTGGTGCCAACTGTTTTGGTCTTGGCATTTGCGCCCATGTCCCAACCGGCTTGACCGGTGGAGTTTGCCGCGGCTTTAGAATTTTGAACACCAAGAAGCCTCACAACATTTAACGGTTGATTATTCCTCAACCAAGCTTGTGCAGCATATGCAGCATATGTAGGCGCAGTTTTGTTTCCTTCTCGCCAAACATCTCCTCCTTGGCCGCCAGGAACAGGCTCTCCAAAAATATCAACAAATTCTGAAAAAGAATCTACCTGTACTGGCCTCATCGCGGGGCCGCGTTGCAATCGCCCAATAACAACTGGACCAATATCTCCGCCAACATTTGTACGTCGTGTATTATCAATCTCATCAATAAAAACACCTGGTGAAACAAATTTAAATTTCTTAGCTGTCATGTTTTACGTTCTCCTCTAGGACACAATTGTAAATGAATTCTTTAATAAATAGTTTGTGGAAGACTGAAAATCCATCTTAATCTCGATAAAATCCCCGCTTGTCAATATGCTCTGGGATATCTCCGACAATAACACGTTCTCTCGGTGTTTTAACCTCAACTGCGTTCTCTCTTATAACTATTTTTGGTTGTTCTTGATTTTTCCCTTCACCGATAAGATACCCCAATACTTTAATCTCAACTTTAGTTTGATACATTCTTTCATCAGTCTCTAAAGAAGAGACATTATTTTCTTGAGAAAAGTCTTGTTGTATAAAACTTTCATATCTATGGTCGTCTTTTGTTAAAAGAAAATAATTAATGCCACCAGTCTTTGTAATGAACGGAGTTATCATCTCGTTCATTTGTTGTTGGTATTCAGATCTTAGCGTAATAGCATATGTTATATCAATATACACTGGTATTGGTATTGATATTGATTGATAAACAACCTTTTTGTTCTTTGTTGGAAAATTATTTTGCCCTCGCGATCTAAAAGAATCTGCGTTGGCAAAGTTTTTTGTTTTATCTTGATTTATCCTACGTGCAATTGTTATTGAGCCGCCTTTTTCGTCAGAAACTGGGGGAATATGCCCATAAAATATACCTTTTTTTGCCGGATCTTTAACTACTGAAGTTCTTTCGACGGTAATAACCGGCAATATAATAGAACCAGAAATACTCCTTATTTCTGATCTATTTTTTGTTTGGTGAACTCTTTCTGATGCTACCCAAATTACTTCTGTTTTTTTCCAACCTTTGTTTGTTGTAGAATATATATTTAGATTGTTATCGATATGCTCATACATTGCCGTATCAATAGTTTCTAAAGTGGATGGTGTAATTATTCTTTCTTCAACTATGCTAGGGTCTGCAATGCCTGTATGTTTATGTCTAGTTGGCATTAGAAAAGCCCCTCGCGAGCACGTATGCATTTAGCAGTTATTTCCATTCTATTGTTAATTTGGCCAAATAGTTGTTTTGGTTCGTTCAGGGAAACAATCTCATAATGAATCTCGCCATACAGAACAAAATCTCCCTCTCTTACAAATAAATTTTGGTCTTCAGTTAATCTTCTCTTATGAAAATGAACGATTATCGAACTTTGTTTGTCAACACCAACATTGCTCATCCAAGCTGTTTCTAAATTTTCCCATTCTACTAAAGCGTAAACTCTTATTGGAGGCAAAAATGTCTTCTCAATCGCTTCTCCGTATAATGAATGAAAATTGGTGTGTTCTATGCTTATAGGATAATATAAAATTTGTTGGCCTATAACTCTTTCAACAAGCTCATCATTAACCTGCTTTACTAGATCGCGTTCCTTTTTTCCAACAAACAATGGTGGAGGAGGCTGAGTTGGTTGAGACCATTTATTTTTTTCGCTAGCCATTTTTTAAATTTATCCTACAAATATTGTCATTGGAATTTTTTGTTGAACATTTTTAGTTGATTCAAGTATTGTAGCGTCTGTTTCTACTAGTTTGCTGTAAGTCAGTTCGTCAAGCGTAGTCTTTAGCTCCTCCCTTAACTTTTCTTGTTCGTCTTTTGCTTGAGATAGTAAGTCGCTCGCATTTAATGTTACAGATTCTCCTGGTATTGGGATGGTTTGAAACTTGCCTCTAACCTGACCTAACATTTCCTTTGTTAAAGATAAAGCAAATCTACGAATCCACTGTTTACCAATAGAATTGATACTAGAATATGGTATATTTGCAAATGGAATTGTGTTCATATTGTTAATACCATCGGTACCCATGGTTCTATCATGATCTGCGTCATCCCATGCATCCTCATCTATTGTAAACTTAAACCATATTTTAGTTGGCCCCACTTTGGCTGAAGGTGGGAAAAGTCTAAGTTGATTATTTTTTAATTCATAGGAATAATGCGAATTTCTTGTATAAATTGCGCTTTCAAATGCTTTAGACTGAAGCTTGTTTTGCCACACTGGAACGATTTGAAACTGAGAATCATCTGCCCATTGGCCATAAGTCTGAAGATTGCCAACTGTGTTTAGGCCTCCATAATACCCATAAAATCTCCACATTGCATGAGGTGTTTTATAATAAACTTGTCTAATTGTAATCTTTCTCTTGTCTGCTTTATTATAAAAAGGAAAATAATCATTATCTGAATCAACTGATGCAGAATAAATAATGGCTTGCAAATCATAATCCTGTTGACCTTGAGCAGTGCCAAATGAAGCTGAATATTCAAATTTATCCCCTCCGACTCCAATTTCGTTGCCGACACCTAGGCTAACTCGTTTTTCATATGAGAGTCTAAATCTAGAATATTTTAAAGCTGCCCCTGCTCCTGCATGTACAAACTCCCCATCTTCTACTTGTCCGTAAGACAGGCTGGAAGAAAGAGGAGAATTGTTCTTTAATTGACCTCGCCAATCGAAAGAGCCTGTTGTGTCTCCCAAAACACTTCCCAGAACATTCTTTGTTTGATGTATGTTAACAATATAAGAATATTCTAAAACAGATTCTTCATAAGCTGCGTAAACATTTGAAGATGATAATTCAATATCTAATACATCTCCACCTAATTTTTTATAGGTATATGCGACTTGGGCTGCAGCGCCTTCTAAGAATTCAGCAGAGCCAGTGTACATGCCGAAAGGCACTACTGAAGATACATGGCCGGCGGTCCCAGTGGCCGGAAGCCTTACTGCGCTCGTCGTACTTGATGGTGATAAAGTTGGAACTGCCATTCATTGGATTCTCCTGTACACACTAAATAGTTTGACATGAAAGTAAAATCCTTGATATAGGACATTCTTATATAAAAAAGCCCCGGGCCGAAACCCGGGGCTTAGATTAGTCTAACTTTTCGAAAAAAGCTATTTTAGACTAGGTCAGTCACAACAACAAGACCGTACATATCTGCACGAACCATCTTCTTGGCGTAACGCGTCATGACACCCTTGCGGGGCACGAAGTCTTCTACACCGAAGATTGTAGGAGTGACTTGAAGTGGTACATATGGAGCATACACATACCCACTTTCAAGGAATGATCCGCCCTTGCGTCCAACAAGAACAAGATTCCTAGTAAAGTAAGGATCAACGTATACGTCCCACTTCTTGCTAAGGCTACCAGTCTTGACAGTGCCAACCGTACCTCTGTCAGCATCACCTGTTACATCGGCGCGGAAGCCAGCTGTGAATTCAAGAATATTAGCAACCTCGGGACTCACTACGATAAAGTTAGCCCCACCGCGAAGCGTCTTACGATGGATCTGAGCAGACACATCGTTAATGGTCTCGACAAGAGTCTCATACCATTCAGACACAGTACCGGTGAAATCAGGTGCTGCAGTAGCAGCGCCTACTTCTTTACCGGTCAAGCGGGCAACAAACTTACCAGCATGGCGTGACCAATAGTACGTACCAGCAGTAGCACCCTTCACAAGATCCTCAAGAATCTCGCGATCAATTTCAAGAGCAATCTGCTCTGAAAGGATACCAGTAAGCTCAACCTCTGCATCGAGGTTGTGATACGCATTAAGGTCCTGACCGAGTTCCGGAGACCATTTGGCCTTCAGTTTCTTGGTCATCGCCGTCACAGACACGCTATCGACTTTGATATCGATCTCGGGAATGTCGGCATCAGCCTCAAGTCCCCACTGATCTTGACCAACGATAGAACCAATGGTGTTTCCAGCGGAAGCAGCAACAGTTCCCTCGAAGTTGTCAACAATCGGGAAAGAGAAGTTGTGTGTATAGCCAACTGAGCTTGACACGTTAGCGATAGAACCGGCGGAGGCCACTGGAATCGCTCCAGCTGCCTCAGTTACGGTAGAACCACTATTGGCAAAGATAATAAGCACCTTAGTCTGCTCTCCTGCTGTTTGAGTAGGATCAAGACGGGTCAAACGACGTACCATATAGCCAGATTTAGTAGCTCCAGGCTCATAATCAGAAGCACTAAGCGCAACAAGATTGTGCTTATTGATTCTGGTGCTATTGGTAGCATCTACCAAGGACGAGAGCGGAACTGTTGCCGCTACATATGAAGAGCCAGAAAGATCTGGATCAAACTGTACCAGCTTATCAGCAAGAGCAGTATAAGTGGCACTAATGTCTTCCTGGGTGGAAGCTAGACCCGAATTTGACGTTGCCTCGCCAATTCCAGCGGTACCAGAAGCAACAACCGTCACTACTACACTAGACGCACTACCAGTTGGGGAAGAATAACCATTATTCAAGGAATAAAAGCCATCTTCAGCGTTCTCATCATCAAGGTTCATACCCCCAGTGATTTGCTGACCAACTTTACCGCCGCCAAAAAGTGACTCGTTAGCTACGAGATCTAGACGATTTTTATTAAACTGAAAGTCTAGAAAGAAAATGAGTCCAGACGGGAGACTCATTGGCTGCACAGATACAAGATCATTAGCAATGAGCCCACCAAAAACTCGGCGGACAATCGGGAACGCGACGGCTGCAAAGCCTTCCACGTCACCACCAGCGCCCATAGTAGAAGCCTCGCGAAGAAGCTCCTTGGCCTGGTTTTCAAGAAGACGAGCCATGCCATTACGCGTGGAGTCCTCAGTAAGACCTTCTAGAAGTCCGGTTCTTTCCCACTTCTCAAGTAGGGTAGCACCTTCTCTCTGGAGGTCTCTATTAACAATACCCTCAGTAAGGGTTTCTAAAACAGACATAATTTTTCCTCCTTTTAAACTGTTTTTAAGAGATACCAGCTAAAGTTTTCCAACGATCTTTAACTGGATCTAGTTTCTTTGTCTCACTGTTACGGCGAGGCAAAGTTGTTGAAGAGCGTTGAATTACTTCGCTTAGTGATTTTGGAGTTCGCTTGCGCGAAGCTCCCACAGCGCTTTGAAGCGTTTCATAAATAACTTTTGCTTCTTCAACCGAATCAGCCTTAGACAGAGCTTCGACAATTTTATTTCTTTGTCGCTCATTCAGGGAGGTGCCACCCAAAACACGATTCGTGTACAAAAGCTTAGCATTTGAAAGATTTACTTCTTCAAGTTTTTCTTTCAACTGCATAAGCAAGTTCTTATATTTTTTGTTTTTCTCTAAAAGTTTGTCATTTTTTGAAGTTAAAGATTCAGCTTTTTTGAGATACTCTTTTTCTCGCGCAAGTGGAAGTGGATTTTCTTCTTCTTCCAGCTCTTCCTCTTCAGCTTCTTGCGCAAGAGCGATGTCCGCATTTTCTTTATCACGTATACTATTCGAACCACCTCCAGGAACGCCAGATGGAACTTGTTTGATATCAACTGTCAAGGCTTCAAGAATATCGGCTAAATCTTCTTCGCTCAACTCAATTTCTCCACCTGTTTCCTCTTCCTCCTCTTCTTCTAATTCTTCAGCCAAATCTTCTCTATCAATTAGTTCATCAGGATTCATGTCCTCGTCTTGAAGATCTTCTGCTAATTTTGTTAGATCAATGTCCACTACTTCACCAGCCGAAGGACAAGGACATAGATCAGTTCCTTCTGTGGCTGCAGATGGTACATCAGGGGTTTCTTCTTCAGATTCCTCATCTTCCATGCCTCCCATTTCTTCTTCCGCAAAAGGATCCTCCACTGGCTGTTCCAACAAAGAGCTAACAGCCTCTTTGATCTCGTGAGAATACTTCTCAACAATCGCTGATTCAGCATTTTTTAACGCTGCTTCTTTCAAAGCTTCGGCATCAATAATAGCCTGTTCTAACATTTCTGACATTTAATTAACTCCTAGAAAAATATGCATAAATAAATAGTATGTTTGAACAGTAAATGACATTTTATATTTTATTCCAATTTCTTAATTCTTTCTTATATATATTCAATATGCTGAAGATTTTAATCCATTCCATAATATTCAATGATGACAGTTAATGTGCCAGCGGATGAATTAGTTGTGCCGTTTCCTGTACCAGCATTACAAATGTATACATACTGATCTGAAGAGCCGTTTCTTACAGTGTCCCTGCATATCCAAACTTCTTTTGGATCATTTTTCAAATCAATATCTTCTGCGCTGGCGCTGTCTGTACTATCAGTATTTGTTACTCCGGCGCCTAGTAATTCAGTTCCGGAAGAAATAGAAGAATCCGCGTTGGTTCCAGAAGTTGCAGACATTTGAACATTTACTGCGTGTGTCGACAGATTGCTTGCAGTTTTTACCACGGCAACAACGCTTGTTATAATAGCGTTCGCTGGAATTTTAACTGCCGGTAGTTCAACAATAACTGTATTGTCGCCGCTATCAGCATATCTAATGTCCTGATCGATAGTAATAATATGTTTACCAGAACCAATACTAAATAGACCGCCGGCAGGGGTCATAGCGATGTCGCCGTCAGGGGAAATTGTTAAGTGGCCGGCGGTTCCGCCGCTATCTTCAGTAAGTATTGTCGTTGCGCCGTTGGCTGTAGTGGCAATTGCAAAGTAGTTGTCTGTGTTGTCGGCACTCTCAATTACTAGGTCGTACGACGACGCCGCGTCGGGTGTGTTGAGTATCATGCCGATGTTTGTATCAGCGCCCGTAGCGACGGCGCTGACTCCTATGCAAAAAGACGTGCCATTGGTGTGACCGGTGGCGGTGAATCGTCCGCCCGTACAGATTCCAAACCCGGCGTCTTCGGCATAAGAAAATGTAGCAGCTGCGTTGATACCGGACAAGAAGTTAACTCCGTCTGTGGCTGTTGTGTTGTCCACCGAGCAATAGATGCCAGTAGTAAAATTGGGGCCCTCGCCCATGCCCGGATAGTTCCCGGCCGTAGATGCACCTGTTTTATCAACATCAACATGAAGACCAATTACGTTGGCGAGGTCTGTGTCAGAATAGTTTTTATCTATACTCATGCCAGTGGTGCCGCCATCAGACTGAACATGCAAAGCAATCGCGCCTGTTGCAGAGGCATTTTCTTGTACAATTTCAACAGTGTTCCTGGTGCTAGTATTTGAAGAATCATCCTCAACGTACAAAGCATTTCCAGTTGTTAGGCCGGCAGATGTTATGCTAACCTCACCTCCGGAGGTAATTACCAATGCAGGCGCTGTGCCTAGAGTGCCGTTGCCATTTTCAATGATAAGTTTATCACCGTCGCTGTCATCGCAGCCAATAGCCCATAAGGTGCCGCCGCCAAGTTGAAATTCAATTTTTGGATCCCCGTTGGCGGCAGTGTTGTTAATTTTGAGAGCAGTGTTGGCGCCGTCGCCCTTTAATTCAAGACCAACGTTGTGATCATGTGTCATAGTAATATCTGAGTCGGCGCCAAAATATAATGCAGCCGCGTCGTGACCCAAGCCAACATCTCCTGAAATGCTTCCAAATGAATTGGCGCCGGCGCCCAAGGACCAATCAATAACTCCGTCATCGCTGTCGCCACGAATTTCAAAGCCAGTTGTAACAGTGCCATCGTATTCAGCAACGCTCATACGGAGCTTGCCTCTTTCTGTCCCGTTAGAAGCGTCACCAATAAAAGTAGTGATTCTAGCAAACTCTTCTTGCTCTCCAGCATCATTATCGCCATACCAACTTATTGTTCCAATATTATCATCGTCTGCGGCTGTTCCAGCTGATCTATCTTTCTTGAGCGTCAGCCAGGCACCGTTAATATCATTGGTGGTGTTCGTTATAGTAACATTTGGCTTGTTAGCGGTGGCCGATTCGAAAGTGGGCGCCTCGCCTTTTGAAGTAATAGAACCACTAACACCTAAAGTATTACTAAAATGTGCGGCTCCTGCAACTTCAAGACCTCCTGAGCCAGAAATTACTCCAGCGGTATCGACTGGCTGATCAACTGGGCTGGAATCAAATCCTCCACCTTTTCCAAAACTAGGCATATTAGTACGTTCTCCTCAATCTAAGTTGTCCCATTATCAAGATCAGTTGTAAGGCCAGATCCTGTAAGATCATACATCTCACGTCCTTCAATACCAGTTAACGCTGCAAATAATTGAAAACCAGACCCAGCATTTAATGCTGTAATATATACTTCTTTACATTTAACAGGAAAGTTCATAGACTCTTCATCGCCATCCAGCTGAATATAATGGTGCGCGCTGATCACATTTGCTGAGCCCGGGCCATGGACAAGGCCACCATTTCCAGTTGTTGCAGCGGAACTAGTAGAATTAAAATGTACTCTTATTTTTGGGGTTGCGCCTGATCCGGATGCAATAACTGTAAAACTATTTGTCACTCTTGGAAATTCAACTTTTACTTCTTGCGCGCCGCCGATATCAGCTGACCCAGTTATCCATGGTTGGCCAGAAACCATATAAGCAGCTGAATTTCCTAATCCTGATTTATAATTATGTGGCATATTTTTCTCCTACTCACAGCTCTTTTTATTAATTAGTTTCTTGTTTAGCTTTCAACTTGTCTAAGACAGCTTTTCTTCTCTTTTTAAGCCTTCTCTTAACTTCAGATGGTTTTTCATAATACCTTCTTTCTCTAGCCTCTTCAATGATTGTTTCTTTCTTTACTTTCTTTGTGAATCTTTTTATTGCTCTCTCAATATTTTCGCCTTTTCGAATAACTGTCTCTACATTGATTGATTTCATATTTCTTATCCTTCTGCCAATGTTTTCCACATATTAGCATTTTTCATAAAGCCTGATATATCGACTCCAGGATCACTTGGGTCAACACCGGAGAGGGCGGACTGTGGCGAAGTTGTATCTCCTGGAGTTCCAGCGTTTGCTATTGGGGCTGTGCCTTCAAACAAATCAACTCCGTTATAAGAGCTTTTACCAATAGCATCTAGCATCTTTTTTCTTGTTTCGTTTATCTTTTTAGATTTCTTTTGTTTTTCTTGCAGTTGCATTTTATTAATTTTATCTTCGTTATCTTGTTTTTGCTCAACAACTAATTGCTGTGTTCCTCCGAGGCCTTTTACAACTTCAGCGATGACACTAGATAAAATACCTTCCTCAAAAAGAGTTTCCTTTACGCATTCTTTAATAAGTGGTTTTAACACTTTTTTAAGATCTGTCTTTTTCATTACTTAACCTTTTAAAATCCCAGCCATTTTTTTCCAACGTGAGAAAGTGTCAGACTCTTGAAGTGGAAGCGCTAATTGTTTTGGCTCCCTTGCAGGTTTAGTTGCAGGTGGCTTTTCGGACTTGCCTAATCCTTTGACACCTCCAGTTACACTTCCAAGTTTGGAAACCCAATGTTTAATTGTGTCCCACATGCCTTCAGTAACAACGCCTTCATTGAGCTGGTTTTCAAATTTTTTCAAATCATGAATCATTCTCTCTAAAAGAAGGTATGTTTCAATTTCTTCTTTAATAACCCGTTTAATTGACTTTTTTGCAACTTTGTCATTCGACATTCTATTTGTTCCTTAATATATTATTTAATGCACGGTTTATTCGGTCTGCTTTTGTGAATATATCTTTTGTAACATTTTCATGAAGTTGTCTTGGTGTCATATAAGCACCAGTTGTTGAAGGTTCTGAAACCATATCAAAACAAATCAGTTGAAAATCATCTTCGACCATTGTATTTCCTTCAGATTCGTGAACTGAGCCCATTCCTCTCGAAGAAATGCCAAGTTTTACTCCAGCATTTACAAGTTCTTTTAATACTTGACCAGAAGGAGTATTAAGAACTTGAATTTTCCCCATTACAGCGCCCTTGTCCCACCAAATATCAGTTACAAGGTGAGAAGCATTCTTTAAATTAATAACTGAATCATCGGGATGGTCAAGTTCGCCTAATGCTCTTCGTTCTTTTACAAGTTTTTTATAATTATTCGTTTCTCTCTCAAGAATGGGGCCGGGATAGACGCGCCCATTACCATTTCTGGTATCTGCCCTCTGCATAACACCACTAAGGAACACATGACCTTCTTTAACCATTTTCTTTTCGGCTTCAGTTAGGAAATCTTGACAAACGCCGCCTTCACAAAGTTCATAGTATTCTCTTAATAGCAATTTTGACATAGTCACGATCCTTTGCAGCACCTTCTCACTGGCTGCAGCATCCATTTATTATCTGTCCAAATGTTTAAATTCATGTTTAACTCCGTTGTCTCCAAATAGTGTACATAAGATATAAGATGTTCCAGAACTCAAACATCCTAATAGAAAATAATTAACAATATTATTATCAAATATAAATAGTTCTGTATACCTGTTTATGCCTACTAAAAATACACCAACCCAGAATCCCACACACATGGGACAATGGAAGAAATGATGTTCTGGTCTTATTTTATCGAATACTGAACCATACACCAAAATTTGCGTTAAACCGTAAGCACAAAGAATAAAATATATTAGCCCCATTTTAATACCTGTAAAATGATGTCATACCATAAGGACCGCGAATATATCCCGGGATAAGAGATCCTTTTCTTTCTTCATGCGGGACTTCTCCAAGTTCTGTTGAATCTTCTGAGCTTGGATCTGTCAATTGTTCTATTTCGTCCTCTTCATCATATCCATATATGGCATAAAATTCTTTTTCTTCTTTTAAGTATTCCCATATATTATACAATGCGGAGTCTATAGCGCTTATCTCTTCATTTATCGATACAGCAAGTTTAGCTTCTAACGACCCATAAATATTACCACCTTGAATATTTGCAAGTTCTACGACACCTCTCTTTCTTAAGAAAGAAAACAATCTTTCTTGGGCTTCATATACTTGATCTGAAAAATTCTTTTTAGCCAATGCTAAAACCTTTTGAGTTGCTGGTATTATAACAATATCTATTTCTTTATGATCAAAAATCATTACGTTGCCATCAAGACTTTTTCTAGCATTTAAACTAATAGTTTCCTGAACGGGCTCCATGTTGGCGGCCAATTTATTTATTGTAATATTAATAGCCATTATTAACTTTTAATCTCTTTTACTAAATCTTGAATTTTCAAAACTTTATTTATTAAAGCTTTATCAATTTTTTCTTTTTTAAAGTTTTCTAGAATACTCATAACTTCTTTTGTTTTTGTCAACATGTCTAAATCATCTTGAACTTCTTTCATGTCCAAAGCACTTGAAATGTTTTCTTTGAGTCTGGTTATTTCTTCATTTAAATAAACTTTTAATTCTATACCATTATCTAAAAAAGAAGTGATGTATTTATTTAAAAGTGTTTTCTGTTCTTCTAGCAATTTTTCTGAATATTTGCCATTAAATCTCTTAACAAAAGACTTATAGACCAAATTACCCATAGTTTTCATATTTGTATCTTCTTTCTTGTTTCCATAAGTTAGTCTTCCAAATATATTTTGCTCAAGCAAAATTTTCTTCTTAATTGAATTAATATTGAAAACTTGATAAATCGTTGCTAAATCTTTATAGTTTGGTACGAAGTTTGAAAAGATTGATTTTGATACTATTTTATTAATTTTGTTAATTAATTTAGTTTGTTCAGCAAACAATCTTTTTTTATCAATGGTAGAATGCTCTTTCTTAACTTCAAAAATTAATTTTTCTGCCATGTTTGGAGACAGACCATATGTCTCATTTAAAGTACTATAAAGTTTTAATTCACGATAAAGAAGAGTGTCTTCGTTAAAATGTTCTTTGATAACTAAGATGATCTGATCTTTGTTTTTGTCATCTTTATTAATAATCGACTTTGTTAGTTCTCTTATCAAAGATTCATAAAGAAAAGCAGTATTACGCTTCTTGTTGTGTTTTAGTTTCATCATCCTTTAACTCCAATTCTGCAATCAAATTTCGAACCTGATGGTTGACTTCAAATAGTTTCACTTCCTCATTATAAGTAGTATCTTTTTCTTCAGTTAGCCCTCTTCCCAGCGTTAATAAGTCTGAGGCCCCGGGGTATATATTTCTCTTTGTATTTTTGCCTGTTTCATAAGCAAATTGAGATCTCATGTTGCTTCTTCTAGCTGCTCTTTTTCTCCCGTCATCCGTTACGGGTTTATACCACTTTCCTTTTGATTTAGAAGTTGTAGTTTTACCATCTTTCCTTCTTTTTGCCTTATACCAATCTTCATCACGTTTAGCCGGAGGGGTCAAAAGAGCTGTTTCGGCTTCTTCGGCCGGGGCCGCTTCTCCCCCAAGTTCTTCACCACCTAATTCCTCACCACCTAATTCCTCACCTCCGAGTTCTCCTCCAAGCTCTCCTCCAAGTTCTCCTCCAAGCTCTGCGCCGCCTAGGCCAGCTTCGTCTCCAGCAGCTTCTTCCCCGACGCCTTCGAGTGAAGCTTCAAACTTGCGATCATAAAATAGCTCTCGTTGATTCCTCTGGAACTCTTCGTCAGAAAGATTAAATACATTCTTAGCGACCCAGCGCTTGCTAAAAAATCCTTCTGTAGCAGAATTAGCTGTATCAAACTTTGTTTTCCAGTTCTCAAGCTCTTGAAGTTCAGCAATTTTAGACGGATTATTCAGACTTAACTTGAAAGAAACCAAATCTTCATTTCTAAAACCTAAAGTAAACAAATGAACAATGCCAATTTTTTCTAACTCTGAAACGATTGACCTTTGAAGTCTTTGGATTGTCCTTGCAAAACGAATATCTTTTTGGGCAAGAGTTGTTTTGTCTTCCTCCGCTCCTTCTCCTCTGAAAAGATAAGCCTGCGGGATCTTAAGTGCTGCAAATAATTTATCTTTTAAATATTTGACATCATCAATGTCTCCGGTATAAGAGCCGCCTGCGACTGTTTCAATCTTTGTTCCCGTTTCACCTCCTCGAACAGGGATAAAATAGTCTTCTTCTATGCTCAAAGGATTATAACGTAAATCAACACGACCAGTACTAGAATCAACAACTTGGTTACGCTTCATTTGCGTCATGGCCTTTTGCATGAACTGTTCGACATCTTGTGCTGGAATGCTCCCAACATCAATATAAAAAGCTCTTCTTTCCGGGGCCCTAACAATTCTATATGCCATCATAGCATCTTCCAAAAGAATTAACTGGCGCCAAATTCTTCTTGCCGGCTCCAAAACGCTTGTACCATAAGGAGCATACTTATCATTTCCAAGTACACGAAAATGAGCAACTTGCCAATTTTCTAAAGTTAATCCTGCAGAGTTCCATTGATATTGAATATAATTTGGATTCTCGGGATCTAATCCTTCTAGTCTTTCAACTTCGGAATTGGGGATTCCAATTGCATTTCTAACTCCAAGCTCTTCATCGATATCTATATACAATATATAGTCACCGAACTTACACATTGTTCTGGCCCAGCCAAAAAGATTAAATTCAAGATTAAGAGTTTTGCGATAAAGGCTATCAAGAATATTTTTTATTTCTTCATTTGGACACCGTATTGTTAAAAGTGATTGTAGTTCGCTCGAAGTTGTCATTTCGTCAGCATACACATCCATAGCAGAAGCTATAATTGGTTCATATTCCATTTGTTCAAAATCTGCATATCTTTCAATGCGATTTTGATTTGCCATTATGTTAGCGGTAAGATTTTCAAACGGATCATATGATGTCTTTTTGAACTGTTTGCCGGCGGCCGATTGAAATTTGTATTTATCTAAATTTCTTCTCTTGTCCTTTTTTGGGGATTCCCTACGATAATTAATAATAGGGCCTGATAACAACCTTGTTAGTCTTTTAAATAATCCTGATTCTGGATTTCTTGGATTGTTTGTTTTTTTAGCCATACTCTTGTTTATCCTTTAAGAAGCCATAAGAATTCTTTATTCTTATTTTTTTCATCTGTAGTTCTTATTGGTTTGTGTCCTTGCATTCCTGGAATAGTTGTGTTTATAACACTATCAGACTTGAACATTGCGCTTAAACATGCCTTTTGATAGTCTATTTTCTTTTGATTCTCCACAAATACAGTATCTTTAATCCAACAACCCATCGCAAAAGACATAACTAAATCATCATTTCCAGCTCTCATAGCTTGTGCCTTTCCGTTGTTCCAAATAAAAGTCTTGAATTCATTATAAAGTCTAGACGAATACGTTATAATTAGCTTGTTCCTCACAAATTCCTCCATTTTTGCAACAATGATTGGTCTTGTTTTTAAAGAGGTGGTAAATCCTGCAACACTATTCGATCTATATTCTGCAGTTAACTGATCAACATATTCATGAGTAGATTTAATTGAGTAATAAATGTTTGGATAATCTATATCCTTGAGTTTATCTAAGACAGCGAAACCAACTGAGTTGTTTTCAACCACCAACAAGCAAGATCCATATTCTTTTCCTGCATCAGAGAGTATATTTGCGAATATATCCGGAGCTACTTTTCCTTGATATTCTGCGACCACTTCAGATGTTTCTAATTTGAAAACATGAAAAACTGAATAATCCTGGCCATCGCCGCGTGCGACATCGGCTGCTAGCATATATGTGTTTTCTGGCTTGTATTCTTCCCAGATCCAAAAATTTCTATCAAAACCAGTTCTATATTTTGGCTCTTTAATATTCTGTTCAATATATTTTATGTCATCCGGGTGCAAAACAGTTTCGCCAGAAGTGTTAAAGTTGCATTCCAGCTCTTGTGCGATCTGTCTAATTGACATATTTTTGGTTTCTTTATCGAACCAACCTTGATCTCGATCAGGGTGTTCGTCCCACATTAATTTTATTGGATGAAAATCATTTCTTCTTGCCTCGGCATCAATATATGTTTTATAGAACCATCCTCCAACGCCATTTGGAGTGCTTAGCGAAATACAACGACCACCAGTTGAAATCGTAGGATAAAGCCCCGTCCATAACTCTTCAAGGCCGTCGACATGGGCGGCTTCATCGATAACTAACAAAGATAGTGCTTCTGAACGGCCGGCATCCCCAGAAGTTGACGAAGCCTTGATCTGTGATCCGTTACATAATTCGAAGCTTGTTCTATTATCGACAACAACTTTAGTTATTTGCATCCAAATTGGAAGACGTTTAATAATAGATTTGACTTTTTTTACAAGATTCCCTGCCGTGCTAAACTTTGTAGCCATGACAAGAATATTTTTGTCACGATGAAACATCATCATCCAAACAACATATGCTGCTGTAATTGTGGATATACCAAGTTGGCGTGCTTTTAAAATAACATTAAAACGATAATCATTAAAATCATTAATAAGATCTTTCTGATAATGATATAACTTAAAAGGAATCAACCCTTTCATTGGGTGAGAAATCTTACAATAGTTGTTTATAAAATAAACTGGATCCTTACCACTTTTAAGGACCTCTTTTGTGACTTCTTTTTTTGTTAACTGATAAGACATTCATCCCTTATCATTGCTCTTTTTTTCTGGTGACGTTTTTTGGCTTTGGTCCGTTGCCAAGAGAGATCCACTTTTTAACTGCGTCGTCAAGCCTGTCTTTGTCGCTTTCGGCGCATAGCGGTTCGACTCCCTTAAGCCCGCCAATTTTATAAAATTGTTTTGCCTGAACCCAAGTTCTAATGTTGCTCATGTGTTGAACCAAAATATTTGATTCGCCTTCTTTTGTAAGAGATAAGGAGTTATTTGTTATTGATTTATACTCTTTTTGCAAATACTTTTTAATATTGTTGAGCATGGTATTAATTTCACCTTCAAATTTGTTCCTGTTGTGAACTTCTTTTAATTTGGTTTCTCCATGATATTCAATACAAAGCGAATCGCCATAATATTTAACATTGAAGCCGTCCATAACTCTTGAATCAAGGATAGGGTTTCCTTCTTCTCTTTTAAGCCCTACTTTTCTAACCTTGCCATCATGAGAATATTCTTCAATGTGAGAACCGTCATAAGCATTTGCTGCGGCTTGCGAAATACCTTGAATTATGTCTAAAACAGTGGCCATTATTTATCTCCTATATTTGGTCTCCAGCCAGATTCCCAACGTTCTTCTCTTTCATCAACATACTGAAGAAAACATTTAAAACAACAATCATATTTATTCATGTATATGTCATCCTTAATGTTGAAAGAGTAAATATCACAAACCGGACAGGTTCTATTACTTCTCTTTGTAATTAGTTTCTTGCTAATCAAAAACCCGTCTTTTTCTATCTTTTCAGTCTTGTCTTTGCTCTTGCGTTGTTTTTTTGCAAATTCTTCAGCTTGTTCAATATATTTCTTTTCTTTTTCATCGTTCCAATTGCTTCGTGGATGACTTACTGCTTCCTTGCCATATTTTTTTTCAATGGCTTGTTCAACTTTTGCTACGTAGTTGGGATCTTTGTTTTTTTTTTCATTATTATAACAAAGCTTTATTAGCTTTTGTCTTCAGTTTCTTCAGTTTCCTGAACAGGTTCATCCTGTGAGGGGGATCTATCAGAAAATAGTTTAACCGCCTGGGAAAGAAGCGCAGCTTCTTCTAAGTTATAAGCACCTCTTTTTTGAGCTAGTTCAACACCTTGTACTAGCATACTAAGAGCTTGATTAGCAGTTTCTATTTGTTGTTCCTGTTTGTCTGTCATGTTATAAATCTCCTATTATTACAAGCACACTCATAATTATAACAAATTATGGGCGTTTGTTAAGCATTAAAAGCTAGCGCCATAAAGCTTGATAACAAATTTACCAGCGTTATAAGTGCCACCAGAATTTGCACCAGTGCCATTAGCAAGATATACGTAATGCGAATTCGCAGAAAGAGCAGAACAGTCTAGTCCAGCTGCGCTCGAGCGCGTCATACCTACAGTCCAAGCTGCAGTGGCGGGAATGAGTGCAACTTCAGTTGTGCCGCTGTCGTATAAAGCATCTTCTGCCAAGGAGTTAGAGCTTGTAACCAAATCAATATCAACTGCGGCATTGTCATCTGCGCTGTCGGGCACTTCAATACAAGACATTTCTGCTTTGTAAATAACACCATTGACGGCCGTGGTAATTCTTGTTAAATAAGCTGCAGCTACATCATTTTCTCCAATAACATCTTTAAGGGTGCCTGAATCAACAATGCTCCCAGCGCCAATGTCAACTAATATAGTTGTTACAATTTCGCCATTAACTCTGGCTACGTGTAAAGTTGGCGAAACAGCGTCAAAGCCGCCGCCAGTAGCAGTTGCAGTTGCTGTATTCATCTTAATTTCAGGATAATCTGGTCCATTTTGCGTGTCTCTGCCGCCAAGAGTTAAAATAGATAGCATCGAAGGATCATTCGCAACTTGGAATGTGATTTCCCCGCATTCATCGCCGTTCACGATATCGGTTGATTTTACTTGTATCTTTGCATAAGTATCTGAACTTCCGGCGCCATCTGCACCAGTCCAGGTAATATTGCCCAGAACATCGTCGGCGGCGACTATGCGGTCATATGAACCGCCCCAACCGCGAGTTTTAGCAAAAGTTAAATGTGGTCCAGTTGCATCGTTTGCACCGTTGCTGACATAAATTTCTGGCTTCTCTGTTGTTTCACCTGATGATATAACCCAGAAAGTGCTAGCTTTTGTATCGAGAACTGGAGAACTATAATCAGTGTTGTACCCCAAAGTGAAGTCTGAGTCGTTCCCGAAGATAATATTTTTTGCGTCTGCAGTTGATATATCACCAGTAAACGAGGACTTGCCATCATCATCTATTGTAAGTCTTACTGTAGGCGCGCCGGCATCATCAGCGTCTGATGTGGCAAAAACAATTTTACCGGGGGAGGAATCAGCATCTGACACGGCATCATTCGCGAATTCGATATAAGAAGACAGGGTGGCGCCGTCGTCGTCATCGACTCCATAAGCTTCAATACGGCCTAATATTTCACCAGCAGTAGTGTGATCGCCGCCTGTAAAAGTATTGATTGCGCCAGTACCAGCTTTTTGAAACTTGAGGACGCCGGCATGAGCTGCTGTGGCAGTAGCAGACCATGCGCTTAATTCAAGAGAAGGTTGTCCAGAGACTTTACTAATTTCAAGCGTAGAGCCCGGGGCTGGATTTCCAATACCAATACTACCATCGCTACCTTGAAGGAAAAAAGCATGTGTATTGATATTAGACTCAACGCGAAAGTTACAGTCAATGCTCGAGTCGTTAACAGTAACTTCACAAGCTGAAGAATTTGCAACGTCTTCGCCACCAATGCTAAGAAGGTTCATAAGCTGCGCCGCTCCGGCAGTTCCGGCAGCCATGACATGAAATTTAAGTTGACCACCTTCGTCGTTGTCGGTCACATCACTAGAAGTTGCTATTATTTGAGCAAAGACTGCTTCCGCGTTGTTGCTTTTGTCGCCGGAGAACTTAATTGTCCCGAGAATGTCATCATCGTCTTCTCCAGCGCCGTTATCTAGTATGAAGTGAAGAGTTGGCCCATGGGCCAAATCACCCACAGTTTTAAGAGTTAACACTGGTTCGGCGTGCGCGTCGGTTTCCTGAGTCAAGGTAAGGCCTGAATCATGGTCATGAGTCAAAATAATGTCGCTGTCGGCTCCAAACTTAATCGAGGCGCCATCAGTAGTAAGAGACAAATCTCCAGCGCTGGAAAGAGCCATTTTTTCTGCTGCAGTTTCTGATGCAGCTGTTTTGAAACTTAGCTTAGCGGCGTTGTTGTCGGCAGCATGTGCAGCCGTCGCGACAGCTTCAATACCAGCACATACCAAAGTTGCGTCTCCGGCGCTGTCGTCGCCACCCTTGAAATCAATTGCTCCAATAACTTCTCCGTCGAGGATCTCGTCTTCTTCGGACTTAAGAGTTAATTTAATAGGAGTGTTATCTGCTGTGGCGGTATGCGTTAAAATAAGCCCTGTGTTATGTTCATGAGTTAAAGTTATTTCCTTGCTGGCGCCAAACCAGATTTCGACGGCATCTGCAGCGAGACCAAGATGGCCAGCACTTGTTAGTCGCATTTTTTCAGTTGCAGTCTCAGACTCTCCAGTCAAGAAGCTCAAATACGTTTCGTTGATTGTTGAAGTAAATTGCCTCTCCGCTACAGCCTCGATTCCTGCCGCCACCAGAATGGAGTCGCCTTCAGCGGATGCATCTGGCGCCTGGAAGTGTATGGCGCCAAGCTTCTCGCCGGCAGATTGAATGGTGTCGTCGGACTGGAATGTAAGAGTGGGATATCCGGCGGTTCCGCCATGTTTTTTCAAATTTAAACCATAGTCGTTTACGTGAACAAGTTTAATTTCTTTATCGGCACCAAACTTGATTTCAGATGAATCTGATGCGAGAGCAATGTTGTCTTCGATATTGATGTCGGTAGAGGACACGGCGCCGATATTTGTTACATAGAGTGTACTCATATTTATCCTTCCTTAAATAGTATTATATATAAATAGTATTATATATAAATAGTATTATATATAAGTATCTTCACTGCCATTTATTCTGCCCCGGCGAATAGGGGTTATAACTAAAAGCGTCTACAAAATCTATAATCTTTACATTGCAGTCATCGCTAATAGTCACCGTTTTTTCGCTTCCAACTGTAATTGGTCCAATTAAAACAGCATTGTGATTTGCTGGCAAAACCGCTGTATCTAGGGTTTGGCGATTAGCTATAATAGATCCTGCAACCGTACTCGCCTCCAGGATCCCATTGATATCAATTGTTGTGGCAGTTAGATCGATTTCATCAGTTGCTCCAATAGAAAGCACAGTCGCGGAGGAACCATGAATAAATTGTGATGCATCGTTAAACTCAATCTTATTGGTAGAGGCCATTAATAGCGAATCAGCAGAGCCATCAATTCTAAAGATCTCTGTTCCGCCGGTGTCTTTGACAATTAGATCATCTGTAGCTGACATATCGAACGTTGCATGCGTTGTACCGGCCTTCTTTAAGTTGACTAAATCTCCACCAGCATCAATGTGAACATCATCACTAGCATCAAGAATAATGTCGCCGCCACCTACAGCAATTGTCATATCAGTCCCATCAGAAGAGATTTTGTCGGCCTGGCCAGTTCCATCGAATGTTAATGGAATGTTAGCAGGGATCTCAACAAATGCTGCAGCTGTCAATTTGATGTCTGCGCCAGAAGTAATGGTAAGATCCGTATTATCACCTTCAATCTTTTCACCAGTGCCAAAAGTTATACCTACGTCGGCAGGAACGACAACATCTTCAACTGCTGTCAAATTAATGTTATTACCAGAAATAGTGAGATCGGTTCCGTCGCCTTCAATTTTTTCACCGTCGTTGCCGAAAGTCAGACCGATATCAGCAGGAATGTTTATGTCTCCGCTAGAGCCAACAGTAATTGTCAGGTCGGTGCCGTCTGACTCAATCTTTTCGGTAGTTGCAAAAGTCAGGCCGACACCGGAAGGGATGTTAACGTCATCGACCGCCGTTAAATTAATGTTATTACCAGAAATCGTTAGATCAGTTCCATCACCTTCAATCTTCTCGCCGTCGTCTCCGAACGTGAGGCCAATATCAGCAGGAATGTTTATGTCTCCGTTCGAGCCAACAGTAATTGTCAGATCAGTACCATCCGACTCAATCTTCTCGGTAGTTGCAAAAGTCAAGCCAACACCTGAAGGAATGTTAACGTCCTCTACCGCCGTTAAATTAATGTTATTACCAGAAATCGTTAGATCAGTTCCATCACCTTCAATCTTCTCGCCGTCATTACCGAAGGTCAGACCGATATCGGCAGGAATGTTTATATCACCGCTAGCACCAACACTGATATTAATATCAGTTCCGTCAGACTCAATCTTCTCGTTTCCTGATCCATCCAGGACAAGTCCAACATTTACTGGGATGATAACATCATTTGTGGCGGTGAGGTTTAAATGCCTGCCTGACCCAATTGTCATATCAGTACCATCAGATGAAATATGTTCGCCGCCTTGATCATAGAAATAAAGTTTTCTGTCATCTGCAATTCTTATGACTTCATTGCCATCATATTGTTTGAATACAAGATCGTCACCATCAACTTTTAACTGAAAGAAGATCTCAAAGTTGGTGGTATCCATATCAAGCGCAAGCTGGGCTACGCCACCATCCATGAATGTCACATCACCGGTCCAGGAATCGATATCAATACCATAAAGAGCATCAAGTGTTATTTTATTGCCTGATGCTATTATAAGACCATTAGAGCCATCGCCGACAATGTGCTCGCCTGAATCTTCGCCCCACTCAAGCTTGGAGGTGGCGCTATTAATTCTAATATCTCCCCCCGCACTAAGTATCAAATCTGTTCCGGTACCCTGAATCCATTCGTCCCCATCATCCTTAAATTTTAACTTAAGATCATCAGTAAATCGTACAACCTCAGTACCATCGTATTGCTTAATTACTAAATCTTTACCATCAACCCCCTGCTTAATGACTCCCTCTCCAGAATTCTGATGGGAAAAATCTATTTGGCCGGCCGCACCTCCGAATTTTATTGTAACATTGTCACCATCAGCATCAAGGATGATATCGTACAAGGAGTCTAAAATGATGTTTCCGGCCATGTCGCCTGACCCATGGGCTGTTTGTAGCGTGATGCCCTTCAATCCGTCCAATGTCAGATCCCCATTATTAGCATCGATTATGAGATCCCCCGCAGAACATGACCATGTTGCGCTTTCTGCAGAAGTAATAGTAACTGGAGAGCCAGCAATAGTAGCCCCTTCGTCGCCGTCATGAGTAATTGTAAAATCGGCGTCGACGCCTAAAGAAATAAGAGAACTATCACTTGAAAGAGTCAGGTCATCACCAACATTGATATCGCCATCTGAACTATAAATAACTGCTTTGCTATTCACAACAGTGCCGCCGGAAACGCCATCAAGCAAATTCAGTTCTTCGGGAGTGGAAGAAACCGCTGTGGTACTAGCAGCAGCTAAGACAGGTAGACAATATGTACCGGCATCCATGGCTGGTAAATTAATTGTTGCATCAGCTGTGGGGTCAATGATTGCCAATGTCGTCTCGTGGGCGTTGGCAGTGGCTCCTTCGAAGACAAAAGCGTTTGTCACATCAATCGTCGTTTGGTTTATAGATGTTGTAGTGCCGTTGACAGTCAAATCGCCTGTTACCGTAAGATTGTCATTAACAGTGGTCTCAGAAGTGGTGTGGCCAATAGAGATTGGCACGTTAACCGTTGCAGTGCCAATAGTGATACCGTTAGTAGTATTTGAACAATCAATATTGAAGGTGCTGGTAGAATCTAACGAAATAATACTTCCATCAGCAACCAAATTCGCCGTAATTTCGGTGTCATTTGCGGTAGTGAATGTGCCGTCGACAACAAGATTATCACTAATATGAACGTTTCCATCGGTAATATCCAATGCGTTTTGACCATTTGTTCCAACAATTGTTAGTTTTTCTTCAGATGCGTCCCATAAAAAACTATCGCCAGATGTGGCACTATAAAAGGTGACGTCATGACCTGAACCATCGGACCCGACAACCATATTATCGTTAACAGTAAAGGTCGTACCATCATATGTAAGATTAGCCTCGCCATCGAGTTCAGTTGTGGCGTTGCCTATCGTGACTAGTCTGCTTTCTGTCTTGTTATTAAGTGCGGAGACGGGCAGGACGGCATATCTATCTAAATAATTCTGTACGGATTTCCATAGTCTTTGTATTGACCAATTTCCAATTGTCCCTTTCGTGCCATGGCTTTTACTGGCCATTTTCTTCTTCTCTTTTTAACTCTTCTTCCCAAAGTTTGTTAATAACTTCCCAAACATGTTCTTCACCAATTTGTTCTGTCATCTCATGAAGATTTCTCCAAGCTTCATCCAAAGTTAATTTATTTTTATTATATTCTACACATATCAAACACATTAGTCTCTCTCTCCTATTTCTACTGCTGCATAAAAAATCACAACTGATGTCACAATACCCGCTACGACACCTCCAGCAAACCACCAATGAGAATTTTTATTTGGTCTTTCTAAAGCAAATTTTTGGAGCCTGTTAACTTCTTCATCTTTAATTTTCAATATTGAATCATATTTTTGTTTTAAAAAATCGACTTCAACTTTTACTGTCGAAACCAAAAGATCGCACCTGATCTCTTCTTTCTGTTCTATGTGAGCAGTTCTTAACCTGCATTGTGCAGCATTATATTCTTTCTCTGCAATCGATTGCGCAACAGCAGCTGAATTAAAAAGGACTCCAGGAAAAGGAGCTATTTCACCTTGATTCATTGGTTTAATTTTTGGCGTCTCTTGAGCAAAAACCAACAACGGAAAAGTTATAAGCAAAACAGTAGCTAATATTTTATTCAACAATTTCAAAACCAAAAGTCTCCTTAACTAAATAGGCTAACTCTTGTGGTTCGTCAGAATGTTTTTCAACAATTTCTTTAATTCTTTTCTTTTTATTTTTGTCGAGAGTCTCATTCTTCTTTTTTAACTCTGTCTCAACTTTTTCAATTGTTTCATTAAAAACTTTATTTAAGTGCTCTTTTTCTTTCTTCTCTGCTTTATGAACTTCGTTTATGACATTAATTTGTTTTTTGTAGCTATCACTTCTTATTTCTAAAACTCCAATAGCAGCAGAACCGTCTTTTTTAAAAACAATCCAAAGAACATAAGTGTATATCAAAACAACTGGAAAGTACCAATAAGTTTTTAGCCAAAGCCAGCTCTTCTTAGCAGAGAGCTTAAATGTTAGCCAGCTCATTCTTCTTTAAATCCATGCTTCCAAGCTGTGGCCATGTCAACCAGCGCTTGAGTACCAATATATGCCAGTGTAACAGCAACCCAATTATCACTAGAAACAGAACCATGAACAGCAAGTCCTGTTGCAGTTAACCAAGCCAAAAATTTTCGACTTATAAATCTCTCCACATGTTTGTCCGCAAAAGCTTTTAAATTAGCCATAATAATTTCTCCTTTTTAATATTATATTATCTAGTTTTATTTATCTAAAAACAACTCATATTCCAACAAACTTTCATCTAGTTTGTCAAGAGCATATTGTTTTTCATTATATGAAGCGAATGCATCTTTGTACGCTTCTAAGACGCGGGCTGCCTCTTCAGCAATCCTTTCTAATTTAGCATTTTTCTCCAAAATTTCTTCTAGTGACAGTTCGCTAGTGACAAGTTTTTCAGCTGTTTGCATTTTGTATGTTCCCTCCTTAATAATTAACATAAGCAAAGTTACCCTTCTTTTCAATCTCAATTGTCATATCTACACAATCTTTCAATGTGTCCAAATGAGAAATGAGAAGAACAGTTTTGAAATATGATTTGACCATATCTAAGATTCTAATAAATCCTTCCATATTTTCTTCGTCTAAAGCCGTTGCTGGCTCATCTAATATAAATAGATCCGGCTTTGGCAAACTTGACACATTTAATAGTGCCAAACGAATTGCCATGGCTGCAATTGTTTTTTCTGAACCGGATCCTAATTCAATTGGTCTCGCATCAAATTTTGGATGCTTAATAAAAATCTCGAGTTTTTTGTCCTCTGCTTCAAAAAAGACCTGGAAGTCAACAATGTTGGCCAGCACTTTCGAAACTTCTGCATTAATATATGGTAATCGCTTTTTGATGATATCATAAGCAACTCCATTAGAGTGTACACATCTCATAAATAAATCATAAGCAGCATATTCTTCGCGAAGATCATGAAGCTCTTGTTTGTTGTTCTCAAGATTTGTTAACATCTGTTCAATTGAACCATGCTCTTTGGAAAGTTCAATGAGACGATTTTGGCATTCTGACAAGTTTTCTTTTTCTCTCGTTGTAGCTCTCAAAAAATTATCTTTTTCAAAATTTAATGCTTCCAGATTTTCAATTGCTAACTTGTTCTTATTATATTCTACCACTTTTTCATTTAGTTGTTCAATCTCTTTTTTAAACCCAACAATTTTTGTTTTATTTTTTTGTATCTCCAGCTCATATGAAGAGTTTTCAGAATTTAGCTGACTTTGCTTTTCAATAAGCTTGTCATATTTTTCAATGTGTTCTTCAATCTTTTCTGGATTTAGTTCTTGAATTTCAGAAGATGTTTCTGTTTCTGTATTTCTTAACTCATCAATTTCTTGTCTTACTTCATCAAGCTGTTTCAAGGCTCCGTAAGCATCTTTGATAAATTTGCAATGAGAAAATTCTTCGCCACAAGGAACTTCTTCTAAAAGTGCTGTTTTACCTTCTTTAATTTTTAGTTTGGTTTCATGCACTTTAATATCATTACAAATTAAATTTAATTGATTTTGTTTTTCAACAACAATAGATTTGTTATTTTTAATCTCTTCAATATCAAAATCATCATCTAAAAAGCTTCCAATTTTATCTAAAGTATCATTATTGTTCTTAATGTTTCCAAAAAACTTTTTATTCCTTCCAGTCAACAAATCTTTTTCTTTTTTGTTTGTTTCTAAAGATTTTTCTGTTTCGTCTATATCAATCATTTCAACTGGAATTATATTTATTCTTTCGTTAATATCATCGACTTGTGATTGATATGAATCAATCTTCTTTTCTATTTCTTCGCATGTGCTCTCTTGACTTTTATTTTCATTTTCAATTGCAACAAGCTTTTCATTTACTTCTTCTATTTGTTTATCAAATTCTGTACCCTCTAGTCTTTTAAGCATTCCTCTTAAATCAGCAACATCATCTTTTGCTAATTTAAACTTGCGTTCAAACATTTCTAAATCTAGAAACTTGGCAAGAATTTCTTTTCTTCTTGTAGAGCCTTCACTAATAAACATAAGAGAGCCAAGTTGCGAAGCCATTGATGTAAAAAGAAAATCATCCAATGTCCCAAACATCTTTCTTATGCTTTTGTCAGTATCGTTTCTTGATAAACCATTCAAACTAATGTTTTCTCCAACAACTTCATCGCGCCTCGAAAAATCTATATCTGTTTTTGCTTCAACCGTTGTGCTGCCATGAAGCTTCTTTTCATATTTTTCTGTAGTTCTTTCAATTTCATAAACGTTGTGTCCAATTACAATCTCTGCCTTGCCTCTGCAATTGTCTTTTGTTTGATTAATCAGGTGAAGGTTCTTGCGATTGTTTTTGGAAGTCGAGTTGTACACAGTGTATAATAAACTATCGATAATGCTTGATTTGCCTGAAAAGTTCTTTCCAAAAATACCAACAACCCCATTTAAGTTTTCAAAATTAATTTTATTCTTTTTACCATAATTGAATAGATTGTCCCATTCAATACTTTTAAGTCTCCAATTAATATTTCTCGCCACTTCTTCATCTTCCTCAACAACAGAACTATATTTTGTATTGAGGTCCAAAACTTTTTCCATCACTTCATCGCTAGGATCGTAGTCTTTAAGATAATCTTTTATAAGTCTTTTTTGAACTGCCATATCTCGCAAATTTTCTTGAAAGATGTTCTTAATAGAATCATCCATATCTGCTCCATCACTGGTAGCTCTGTTTAAGAAAGTCACACTTTCTGGTTTAAATTTGGCCTTTGCCACATCAACTGCTTTTTTTAATATGTCCAATGAGAGATTCTTATTAGAAACTAAACGAAGACGAGCGCCATCTGGAACTTTTATTTTGTTGGGGATTCTTCCTTTTGGTGTAAGATTAACAGTGATAAACGGTTTTGGGTTTATAAAAGAAACATGCTTGCAAGTAAATTTATCTTTATCTTGAACGTCCCATATCAACAAACCTTTATCATTTGTCTCTCCTTGGTTCTGTTGAATTGTACTACCTGGATAACGAACCCTACCTTTAAGATCTAGCACCTGATTTGTTTTGTGAATGTCTCCAAGAAAAGCAAAATCAAATTTATCAAAGATTGATATATCATGATCTCCATGTTCCATTGTCCAACCGAGATCAGTTTTAACTCCAGAGATCGATCCATGATAAAGAGCAATATTAATTTTGTTTATGTCAGTTGGTTCAACCCACTTGTCTTCGTCAAAAATTGAAAGCACATTCAAGACAAACTTATCACCCACTAACACCTCACCAGATGCCTTTAGGAGGCACAGATTTGGGTGTTCTAGGGCCTCAACGATAGGAGTGATGGCATCTTGCCTACTCGAGTTTCGGAGGTTTCCATCGTGGTTTCCGGGGATGACATAAGTGGGTGCAATGTCCGCTAAATTCTTGAGAAAGTTTGAAGCCATCTCAAAATATTCAGGACTCAATTGAGTTTTTGTATGTGCGAGATCTCCACAGTGAATAATACAATCGACTTCTTCCTCTCGCAACTTGTCGTATATTTGGTCGAATATTATACGATATTCATAGTGGTATTTTAAGTTGCGGATATGCGTATCCGCAAGGTGGGCGAACTTCATCGGACTCCTATTTTGCCTCTCTTGTTACTATAACACAAAGTATTTTGCTTGTCAAGGATTAATATTAAGATCTTCTTCAATCTCTTGCAACAAGTTCAAAAGCGCATCAAAACTTGCTGCAGCTTCCGGCGACCACTCCTCTGTTGTGAGCGACCTTAATTGCGATAACAACTTCATTGCTTCTGTGGCTTTGTTCTCCGGAGGCATTTTGTAGCCGGGTGGCAGACGCTCTGAGGGATTAAATTCACTTTCATTAATATTTTCAAGCTCTTCTTTAATGATTTCTTTTAATCTTTCAGTCGAGATCTTCATTTTCAATTTCCTTTATTTGTTGTTGAATATAAGAAGCAGCTTTAAAAAAGACACTCTTCGCCAAATTGTAATCGCCATTTGTATTTTTAAGAGTCATGTTAACAACTTCTTTTGCAAAGTGTTCTACAATAGCTCTTCTATCGCCTTCGCTTAAATTATTTGTGGTGGTTAGTTTCAATCTATTCTGCCACCGCTGCGTTCATGGGATGCCTTAAAAACAGCATCTAAGAGATCGTGGGCCGCAATATTAAATTTCTGTATAACTTCTGGACCGACTTTCAATTCGTCTGCCAACTTAATAAAAAAGTCTTGTGAAGACCTTAACATTTTTTGAGCTTGTTTTAAATCGTCAAATCGTCCTTCGGTGATTTCCTGAAGTTCTTCTTTAATAATTTGTTTAAGTTGAGACTTGGTTAGTTTCATTGCAACTCTCCTAAAGCTTCGTATAATAAGTAGTCATCAGAACCGCATAATGACGCTTCATTTTTTCGTTTCAAAAACTCATCTTTTGTCATCGACCCAATGTCGTCATAGCCGGCTGTATTTATTTTATATACTTCAATTCCATAATTCAATAAGTCTTTTATTATCTTCTTTGATTTGTTCTCGGCATCAACATCTAAACCAATATAAATTGGTGTATCATTCTTTACGATCATCTGAAACAACTTTGAGTTCTCGCGCAAAGTAGAACCAAGAATTGGAACAGCATTTGGGCCAGCAATTATTGCATCAAAGATGCCTTCAACAATCACAAGATCTTGATCGAGGTCTAGGTAAAGTTCATTAAATATTATATCTTTTGATACTGGAGGGTTGAGATATTTTTTCCATGCACCATTAAATGCTCTTGCAACAAAATAGTTTACATAACCTTCTTCATCAAAAGATGGAATGATAACTCTGTTATTATATTTTCCATTCATGCAACATCCAATTTTCCAACGAAGAATCTCTTTCTTTGTTATTCCTCTATTCTTCAAATAATTTAAAGCAGGCGTCGTTACCAAAGGAAGGTTTTCATTTGCAAGAGATATAAATTCTTTTGGCAAGTCAAATCTTTGTATTTGTTCAGTTTCATCGTCTTCTGAAAATATATCATCAAATTTTGTTACATCTTCTCGACCATTTAATTTGTCCCATTGTTGAAGTGTGCGAAAATCACCATACTTTCTTACGAGACGCCGAAGAGAGCGACCATAATAATCACAAATCCAACACTTAAAAGCATCTTTCTCTAAATTAATAGAGAATTTTCGTTTATGATGTTTGCATTTTGGACAATAAAAAAGGTGTTCATCGTTTGAATGATGAAATTTTCCAAAAATACTTTTTAGGAGTTGGAGCTTCTCTCCTTCCATAAATTATAACCTGCTCTCGCGATAATTAAACTGTCTGCCCGATCATAAGAACCAGGCTTGGGATTACCTTGTTTTGTATATTCTACCACAAAATTTGGTTCGTTGTCAAGAATATATTGAAGAACGACCTGTTTTGCCTTTTCTCCACGAGGAATTTTAATACCATTTGATTTTCTAGCAGTTGATGCTCCAATGTATTCTGGTTCAATTCCTACTACATCTAAACATATGTAAGATACTATACCATTAAACTTCGCTAATGTCAATAAAGTTTTTGCTGAAGAAAAACCAGGTCTAAAAGCTTGCAGAGACTGTTCAACAAAAATATGTTCGATGCGAAATTTGATAGTTAAATCTAATAATTTGCTTTTAACAAATTCTGCTTTTGTATACGGACTTGGAAAACGGTTTTTGTTTCTCATATCCCAAGCTTCACAATATAATACTTTGCCAGTAACATCAAGAATAGTCACACCAGTTATTGATGTTGAAATGTCTAAGCCTAAGATCACAATTACATTATATCAAAAATCTAACTTAAGCTTAAATGTAAATTCTCGATCTTCAGTTTTTTTAACTGGTGTTGCTAATTTAGCAACACCTAAAAGATTTTTATCATCGTCGTAAAGCCCAATTTGAGAAATATATGTTTGTTTCTTAAAACTAGCGCTGTGATGTGAGTGAGAACTAGTGACTATATTTTTTATTAGCATTTTATCACTCTCAAAGTAACTTGTCATACTAGCTGTAATGTCCGTAGATTCAGGTCCGGACCCAGATTTTCTATATGTTGGATTACTTGAATGATTTAAAAGGCCTTTTGGAGCATGAGCTAACATTGTTAATGTCGGAACATAATTTACCCCTTCAAATTCCATAGAATAACTGGAAGAGAACGCATCACCAGTGTCGTATGTAGGGTCATTAGCTCCGTTCGCGAAGAAATACCATGCTGGGGCCTGTGAGGCGCCGGTGGTTCCGTTGTGATATACATCTGTAAAGGCGCCTTCGTGTAAGTCCCATGACCCAGTTAAAATAAGAAACCCTTCATTGTATAATACAACTCCAGCTACATTACCAGTAGCATGAACCGAACTGGTAACTTCGATTAATTCTCCATTTTTACCTATATCATGCAACTCTGCCAATAAAGTTCCACTTACATAATATTTTAAACGAACAGACCCTTTTCTTATGGAAGATCCATAAAAAATAGAAGGAATACTTATTAAACTTAATCTTTGTGAATTTTTTTCACATCCTGGAACATTAGATGATGAATATGCATAATGAGGACTATTAACTGTGTAATAATCTAAAGTAATACGAAGAGCGTCAATATAGTCTCTTGGATTAGCCAGAGCAGAATGTGAAAATGATATAGAAGCAGATAAAGGATAAGAGCCCTGTATCTCATCTCCGTATGAAAAGTCAGTATTAAAGTCGCTAGTTGCAGCTGTTCTGAACGATGTTAAACTTCCCTGTTTTGTTATAAAAGGATATATTAGCTGGTCAGATGACCTATCAACATTTAGCTCGTATAAACTAACATATCCATATGGAACGTGATTCAAAAAATCACTTGTAGCTGTGCGATTAGCGTCGGATCGCATAAATTTTGGATTGTTGTTGTAATAAACTTGGCCATCATAAATAACAAATTCATTTTTAGGATAAGTCTTTATCCTATTATGAAATACATCCGTTGGTCCAAACTTATAGTATGGCATTTTTTAATAATCCAGACGCACCCTCATTGTCAGCTCTGTATCGGGCGTTTTTTTCAGAGGCTCAGAGAGCTTGGCAACTGCTAACAGTTCATTATCAGCAGAATATAGTCCAACTGTAGTAATATATGACACAGGCTGATCTAATGAAGTGTTTTTAACTTGAATTTTACTAGCGCTCAGATAAGTTGGATTTGCGCTATAATTAAACTCATTATGATTTGCTCTACAGAAATAAATTGTTGAATTTAATTCTGTTGTGTTATTAAAAGAAATACTTTGAATTCTGTTTCTTATCGCATCTGCAGAGGCTGAAATTGCGGATCCTGTCAACACTGCTCCGAAGGTAGCGATTCCGCCATTATTTGGATTGTGAGGAAGATGGACTGGATAATCTGCTCGCGAGGCTGTAACATGATTGAGAAAATGATCAGAAGCAGAAAGAACAATTATACCAGCTTGATAAAAGATGAGACCAGAAACACCAGAGCCTCCGACGCCCGGGCCTGCGATGGGGACCGCAGATAGGTCCGAAACTCCAGCAATTACAGATGCCGACAACACACCATATTCTCCAGCTGGTGAATCAGTATAATATGATCCGGTACCCTGATCGTCGTGAATTTTGGTAATGTAGCTCCAAACCTTCGGTTCGGCGGAGTCGGGACTTGCAAGAGAACCAGTGCCCATATAAAGACTAAAGGAGCCTTTTTTAATTTCATCTTTTACTAATAAACGCGAGAAACTAATAAAATAACCTTGAAGAATTTCATCTCCACCTGGAATTTTAAACTTCTTGATTGTTCCATCAGTGTTGTGACCCATAAGAATCTGAGCCATTTGATTGTAAATATTTAATTTATCACTATTTTGATAGTTATTAAGTCCACTTAGATCTGGTCCGCCCCAAATATGTGTTTTCCCATCATGGTGAGCAGCGCCGGTAGCGTGCCATCTAGAACTGGAATGGTATCCGCAAGTGATGTCAAAAATGTGATTCGCAGATGAACTCAGATATGGATAATCATAAACAGATTGAAACATTCCGTGAGAATAATTTTTGATATTATTTTCGCTTCCAAGTTCAATGGTGGAAGCACCATATGTACCAGAAACAATTGTCCCTGTTATAGGAATCGCTTCATGAAGCAGCGTTCTAGTTGTTGTAACATCATTATTTGCATAAGTTTTAAATGTTGTAGCCATATTTTTTACCTTTTTTAATCTACTCGTTTAACAAATCTAAATGGAATATCTATTCTATACCCAGTTGTAGCGCCAGTGATTCGAATTGTTGTATCAATATAATGTACTGTTGCGTTCCCGGCTCCGCCGTTACTAGTGGTCGGCAGCGCCCAAGAGGCATAATTAGTTGTGCCCAGTCTCTGAAATAAGAAATTGCTTGTTTGCAACTCTGTTGAAGCAGCAATTTTAAATCTCAACGTTGTTCCTCGCGGACCTTTTAATTGGCTGTTTTCTCGGGATGTTGTAGCGAGGTCTGTCCAACTAGTAATATCTTTAACAAAGCCCGGATCCGTTCCCAACGACACAAAATAACTAGCAATATTATCGTCATCAATAAAAGAGACTGCAGCGGGAGAGCCAGTTGTGCCCGCCATTTTACCCAAGGAACCGGGCGCAACAATTGTTCCTAATCTATTATCCATCTCAATTATATATTGAGTTTCAATTAAGTCACTCGATAATCTATGTTTTGGGTGAATTTCATCAGTGTTTAATCCTTGGTCTAAACGAACATATACTTCTTCAAACTTACCCGGCTCGAAGCCATTCATAGTGCCATCCGGATCTTTATCGACAGAATCGGGAATAAGTCCGGGGTTTGTTTGATCGGCTTGTGGGTTCAATGTTGTTCTAGATGTTCTTTCATCAACAGTAACAACGTAGTGTGTGCCATCAGCTTTTCCAAAACTATTATTAAGGCGTCGACGCGTGTTTGATTGGTTCAAAAGAATGACCGGAAGATATAAAAGATTTGTTCTAGGGATTGAAAGTAATTTACTTTTCATCATAGATGTGTTGTTTGTAAACGCTTCTAAAACGGGAGTTTGCAAAACAGTCAAATCATAATAAGCGCTTCCGGATGCATGGTTTTTATTGTAATTATTATAATTAATCTCATCATCGCCTAAAGCAAATTTTGCAATTTTAAAAGTACCATCTCCTTTCGCAAGCCTCATTCTACCTGTATCGGTTAATACAGCGTCTAAAATAATATCGCCGCTATTGTCAAGAAAAGCCATAGATTTACTCCTTTTTATATTATAAGTAGTTCTTTTTTTATAAAAAAGTTAATTTTAAATATCTCTTTAAGCAACCGTAGTCCCAGAATCAGAATCCCTAATATCTTCTTTCTTTTTTACTTCTATGTTCATATGTTTGGTTTCAAAAACAACATTAACATCAATTTTTCTACCAGTCTTTTTTGAAATAAGTCTAATTTTAAAATATTTTTCTGGACCTCGATTAAAAATAGACTCTTCAGCTAAACCAAGTTCCGGAGTAAGGTTGACGGCTGTGGTACCAACCTCACTTTCATCAAACTCTATACCTGTTTTAGTTTCATCAATAAATCTTTGTTCCGGCTGTGGAATGACTGAAATATATCTTCTCATAACTTTTGTACTTTTGGGCTTCTTTTTCTTCATTTCAAAAATATCGATTAACAAATAAACAGCGCCGCTATTATCGACTAATTCTACTTTATAAACTTCGCTAGGGTTAGAAACATGGCCATGTACATCTTTAACTCTAAAAGTATAATAATATTTTGTATTTGGGATAAGATTATCAACAAGGGAAAAAGAAGAAAAACCTTCTACACCGTGTTCTCTCATGGTGCCTTTAAAATCTTGATAACTGGCGGGCTCAATGGTGGTCCTAAACACTTGAAAAGTTTGCGGAGGATCCTCACTTTGAAATTCTATTATAGATCCTTGTGGAAGCTCTTGTGCCTCATATATCTCTTTCAAAGATTCAGCATCTCCATTTTCAGTTTCGATAATAATTGGTTCCTGCTTAACCTCTCCTGTATTGCTACTTAAATTAATTAAAACTTTATTGTTTACATTTTTATATGGAAGAATGTTTATATTTGGCGGGATTGGGGGGCTATCCATCATTCTAGTTGCACAAGAAAAATATGGTACTTCTACCACTTTGACATTTGGCCTAGAAATAATATCAACCTCAAAATCATAAGTTGCGGTGTCATTAGAATATTTTTTAATCACCTTTTCGAAGCGTTTCTTGATCTCCTCTTCGCCCGCCATGGCGGCGGTGGCGAGGTTCCCCATGTTCGCCAAATATTTTCGATCTATTTTATACTCATATTCTGTTCCAAAAATTACTCTCCAAGCATATATTCGATAATGATATCTTTCACCATATCTCATTTGAGTATCAATATGTTTTAATACATCGAGCTTTCTAGTGTTTGAATAATAATAATTTTGTATTACTTCAACAGGAGTGCCGGCTGCGTTGCAACGCCATTTTGCAACTCTATATGCAATTGTTTCTGAGGGCGCGGTTTTGCCTGATAAAATTTGTCTAAAACTTCTTGTTTTATCTTTGACTAAATTCATAAATCTAGCCTGAAAAATTGTCATGAGAAGATTTTTTAAAAATTTACTCTGTCCTCCATCGTCTTCAGACTCATGAAGCATATTATAATATTCGGAATCAAGTTCTGCTAAAACAGTAAAATCTTCTCCAGTTTTGTTAGCAAAAATCTCGGCTCCTTTATCTGCAAACTGATCAGTCCAGTTCCAGAAGCTATCATCATAAAAGGAAAAACTACTTCTACCATCAATTACTTCTTCAAAATCTGTACTGGCTTTTTTAACCTCACGAAATCCTCGCGCTGAGCCCCAACCAGATCTTGCAGCATTTTTTTCAACTGTAAATATTTCATCGCCGGAGTCTGCAGCAACATTTGATTTAAATTTAAGTCTATTTTTCATGCCATCAGCAAAATTTCCCTGTCCTCCTTCAATCATAGTTTTTAAAATTGCACCATCTAATTTAGCGTCTACTAATAAATCCGCTAAAGAAGTATTTGTATCAGTAGAAAATTCCAATTCAAAAAACATAGGAAACATAAAACGTTTATAATGATATTCAACCATTCTTTTATTCATTTCATAAGGAGCAAGAATGTTGGCATGTTTATTTCTCATAGTACTGAAGACCTGGCGATCAACTCCACCATAGACAGCAATTTTACTGTTATAAACTCTGGACCATTTTTCAAAATACTGCCCTTTACTTTTTTCTCCTATTTTTTCTCCCTTCTCGTTTAACGCATCTTTAAACATGTCTGGAAGCTGATTCTTCAATGTTACAAATTTATGAAATTCAGTAAATTGTTGTTTTCCTGGTATGCGATCCGGGGAGATTTCTTCCATCAAAAACACATTCATATTTGGCAACAGCACAGTGTCGTCGAGTCGCTCTCCCGGGAGCCTCCAGTCTAAATTCTCATAATCTTTAACATAAAAATTGTAATCAGATTTGCATTTATAATAAAGAGGCTTATTCATATATGATGTTGCCTCCAGTTCTTTAAAAGAGAATGGTTTATAATAAATTGTTGTGTAATCAATATGTCTTTTTCCAGTCGTTTTATAATAAACGTCCTTGTTGTAAACAAACTTTAATTCATTAAAATATATCCTTTTCGCGAAGGCGGCGAGCAGAGATAAATTCTCCCCTTTCAGGTGTTTATCGGCCCCGCGAGGGGTTCTGATGGTAATTTTCTCTCTTCTTTCGGGTATGTTTCGTTCATTCCCTTTGTCCGCGGACCCTCTCTCCGCCATATACCACTTTTCAACGGACGTAACGTCTTGATGGGTTATTCTAGGATAAACAACAGTATTGTTACTAATGCCGTTGACGTTCGCGTCCGTCTCTTGAAAAAAGTTTGGACTAAGCCCACCGTCCGAGGCGTCAATAGCCCAATAAGCGCCGATGGCTGCGCGGACTTCATCTTCAGGTTTCCAGTTAAGAAGTCTGTTTGTCCAAAAATGAGAGTAGTCGCCAGACCAGTCTTCAGTATGAGTAAGAAGTTCTTTGTTAAAGGCCTCCATTGATTTCTGTTTAACATAATAAGCTGGGCCTTTTTCTAGGCCGGCTGTAGAGCGATCACGGTAAAAACGAGGGGCGTCATCAAAAAGGTAAACCTTTCTTGGGGAAGAGAGGTTTTCTCCAGCTACTTTGTCCCCATCGTCGAAATCGCTTTCCGGAGCAGTTACAGCTTCTTGGCCACTTGTATTGTTACTTGTTGGTGCCATTTTGTTTCTCTTTATTATAACTATTCATTTTATTAATACATATCCCCTTTTGTCGGCTTTTTCTTACCAGGTTTGGTTTGTTTCTCTTTCGCCGAATCGAAAATGCCAGAAATATCAAAGCCGGTTTTCGGCGGAATGTACCCGGCGCCCATCGCGCCGCCGATTTTGGGAGTTAAAATTGGGATAGTTGATTTCATCATTGTGTTGCTGAGACTCTTAAGTCCCGCCATTATTGGCTGGCCGAGGGTCGGTATTATTTTAGCAGAAGAAGGAAGAAACCCACCAGGCAATGTGCCTGGAGATAACCCAATTGCGGTCTCTGCGGCGGAGGTAACGGCGGCAGCAGTCGCTGCAGCGATCTGAATTTGGCCAGCAGTAGGAGCGCCCACTGCGGCAAGAACTGGCGCTGCAGCCTGAATTGCGGCCGCTGCAGCTGGAGATATCGGAGGTGGGTTCAGATTCAACGCGGCAGCAAAATTAATTTTCGGTTTCCCGGGTTTCATAAAAAAGTGTTTATTATATATTGGGAAATCAAACGCTTCAATCTCAGGTATATTTACTTGAGAATTGCTATGTCTTTTAACTCTACAAACAAGTCTGTTATCGCGATCATCCATCTTAAAACTACCTTCGTTAGAGTTAATCCTTTCCCACTGTTCCATTCCTATTTGTTGAAATAATGGATCACTCATTTGTGCTTCATTTTTTCCAGTGCCATCTACAATTCTGTACCCTGTTAACATCTCAACACTGCAAAGGTTCATAAAATTCAAATAAAAGAACCCCAAACTGTCACTTTTTTTATTCGGATTAAAAACTTCACGTTCTAAATCAAGTGCTAAATCATGTTCTTCTTTAGGTTTCGATTTTTGTGTGCAAACGGCAATCATTGCTTTATATTGATTTGGATAATTTGATAAATCTCCAGCAACATCTAAATCGAAAACCCTTTGGACAGGACTATCAATATTAAAATGTGCATATGGATCAAACTTATAAGTTGGATGAGAAAAATAACTTGACAATTTAAGTAAAGCTTTATTAGGGTTTGTTAAATCATTTACATAAACTCCTTGAGGCGTATTTTTATTTACGCCATGCCCAGCCAGAGGTGCGACTAATGGAAGAGTGCTGAGAACACTAGTAAATTTTATTATATCTGTAAAAGGTGTTGTTTCTTGACAATAATCGGAGATTTGATCGTCTTCAACGTGAACATTAAAAGATTCCATGCTGCTGACAGTACAACTTTTACTAGCCATAAAATCAATCAGCCCGCCGCGTAGCCTCTGCATTGCATTTGCTTTTGGAACTAAATTCCTTCCTATGGAGTACGGATTCTTATCAATATTCAAGCCATTGTTGTACCTTAAAGCTTCAATCAATATTTGATTATATCTGTGTGGTTCATAAAATTTATTAGCTTGTTTTAATGCTTCAGATAAAAGATCGTAAACTACACCTTTTCTAGTGGATATTGACATTGGGCTAAAATAAGCAAACTTTAAAGGATCCAGCCCTAACCTTACGCCTCCTTGAAAATCTTTGTCTAAATGTAGTGTTCCGGTTTTTTTTCCAAAATACTTTCTCATTTCAAAATTGGATCGCTCTCTAAAATCCCCAGTATTAAGTAGCATAAGTCCAAATTCATTTGTAGAAGGTTCAGAAGTGAGATAATCTACTCCAAAATATTTTGACGTATCACTATCAAAGATGTCTTCAAAATTAGAAAACTCTTTTATTACTTTAAATGTTCTCGTTGCATCGACTTTAAGACTTTGTGGCTCTGAGCCGGGCCCGGAAGGGGCATCTTTTGTAACTGGTCCACTTATAGCAGAATCTAACATTCTTTCAACATTTATAGACAAATCAGAAACTAATTTCAAAAATGATCCAATTCCTTCAGGAGACCCAACAACAGGATCAACCATTTTAGCAATCTCCCTTATGAGGTTCTGTTGTGGGTGATCCTCTGCAGGGGCCGGGCCTGCTCCTTGGTATTGTGGTTGGAAGCCTTTTGTTAATAATTGAAAAATATCAACATATTGTGTAATTATATCCGTAAGAATGTTATTTTGCCCAGAATGTTTTTTAGCTGATTGAGCGACATTGTTCAATAAAGTATTTTCAGCTATTGATCCTTCAGAAAACAATTGAAGTATATCGTCTAAAAATTCTGGAATAAAACTTTGTGCAACAAGACTATAATTAAGTTTGTATTTTCTACGACCAGCCTGGTTGAAACCGTGGGATTTCTCAACTGTTTCTGGAGAACTAATATTCTGTGAAACTGCAACGTTATAATACTTTTCAAATGTTGTCGTTATATTAACTAATTCTTGTAGTCTTTCTTCCATAAAATTTACAGTCGGATCTTCAATCTCAATTTCAACATCATATCGATAAAAACCATTTGTAATTTCTGACATCATATGATCAACTGCTGCAAAATGTCTCATAAATGGGTAGTCTGATCTAAACTCCTGCGTCATTAAATTAACTTCTTGTACAGTTGCAGCGACTTCCTTAGAGCGATTGGTACCATATATACCTGGATCGTCACCGACTTCAACAATTCTTTTCCCAGGCTGTAGCCTGGCGCTTCGGCCTCCAAATCCAGGACCAGACGAGAGTCCAATTTCATTATCTTTTGTGTGTACAAGCATCTCCGGAGGAATATTTCGATCAAACTCAACTGACCTTTTTGTCCCGAGCTTGTTAACGCTAGAGGCAGTTGAATCAACTCGATTGCGTAATATCTTGAACGAACGTATATAACTTTTTCGTAGTAACTGACTTATGAACGAAGGACTAGAATTTTCAAATAAAATAGGGAAAGCTGAATTTTTCTTTACCATGGTCAAATAATCTACGCTAAAGAAAAATCTACATTTTCCTTCGCGATCTTTAGATGTAAAAAGTTCAGAAAAATATGATGGCTTTCTTGATATATCCAAATTATCATTAATTGGAAAAGTTATAACATTTTGACCAAGTTTTTTATTTTCTACTTCTCTAAAATCAAATATTTGTCTCTCAATTCTTTTTAACGTTCTAAAATCTTGTACAGTTCGGTTATATACCATTTCAGCAGTTAATTTTGGTTGATTTTTTTTAGGATTGTGAGCCTTCCCACCCATCCATCCAATATAACCTATACCGCTTCCGGGGCCATGATAGTGTACTGGGCCATGCCATATTTTTCCTTTTGCTATTGCGTTGCCTTCTGAAGGGGAAAATTTGATGATCTCTTCGGCGGTTGGTGTCTGACGATAGATTGTTTTTTGTGTGACTAATTTTCCACCTCTGATAATAGGCTCATCTATATGTTGACCAAGAAGAATCTCGACTTCATCATCGCCTTTAAGCCCAAAATTTTGTTTTATTTCATCAATATCTAAATAGGGAACTACAAATAAAGACAAATGACTTGGGCTCACCTCTTTAACTGATATAGTGTGTCTAAACGGTATGTCATAAATAATGTTTCCATTATTATCAATTGTTTTATTATAATCCTTAATGTGATCTAGTATATCTTCGTCATCAGTAAGTTTAAAAAAAGAAGTATCAGACAAAGATATAGTTGTGCTTTTGGCACCAGGGGGTGTCTTTTGGCCTGCCACCAAATCTTTTACCCGTTCGTTACTAGCATGCATGCCGCTATAAGCTGACTCGCTTTCCACGCTAATGATTTTTATTTTATAAAACTTCAAAAAATCTTCGTTAAAAAGAAAACTAGAAACGAGATCTCTTCCTTTTGGAACTTTCGCCTTTAAGGAAAAATCAACAAAAACATCTAAACTTTCTTCCGAAGTCCCAGATAAATTTTTTGCTTCTGCAGACCATTCGGGCTCAAGTGCAGGTTTTTGTATATGAGGGTTTTTATTAAATAGAGATTCCCACTTTTCATTGGCTACATTTAAAACAATTTTGTTTATATAAACGCCCGGTAGAGCACTTTCAAAATAACTTGATAGATTATCAGACATCAAGACGTCTCCTTCTCAAATTCTGGCGGGCATGGATCCTCTTCGGGATCAAGATCATAAATGTTAGCAAATCCAACTTCTTCTTCGAAACAATCAAAAACACGGTCTTGATCGGAAAAAATATGCTTTCTTCTTTGTACATTAATTGAAGCACAATAAAGTTCATTATCAATCTCTTCGTCAGTTAACATTTCAAAATAGTATTCTACATGCTTTTGGCTAGGAAGACCGAGATCCGTTTCTGGATCATGGAAATATAACAATTGCAGGTCATCTCCATCGACCTTATATACTTCAATATCAAAGTTTTCTCTTTCAAATAAAGAATTTTTTTCTTCTGCCTCAAAAAGAAGATAATGTGGCCTAACTTGAAATGTAGAATTATCTTGGTACACAGTCGCATGATACGCATCGCCGCCGCCGGAGTCGCCGTATGGCATATCAGAAAACACACCTAAATCTAATTCGTCTTCAACATTATCTTTTACCCAAGTTCCATCATCATTGACAAAAGAAATAAAAGTTTCATATGAGCTTGTTAAAAATAATTGTGGAATTCTTGAAATACCATTTGAACCAGATAGTGTTGGCTTTGAGCCAGTTAATTCGCTATTTAAAAATTTTATAGACCACGCAGGGACATAACTAGAACCATATTCTGAAGTTCCCAAAGGATGAGACAGCACATAGTCCTTGAGAGCGGCTGGTTGAGCATACATGACTTGAAATCTCATCATATCTTCTTCAGTCAATACCGGGTTTTGGCCCACTTCTACTTCAGTATCGTCAAATTCGGGACCCATAGTTCTGGCTTCCTGTGCCAACTTACTCTTATTTTCAAGTATATGTTTGTTAGCCTTAGTCACCTCCGTCCCGGGTCCTGGGCTGAAAACATATTGCGTTTTTGGTCTCACCGAATTCTTAATTCTTAACTCTGAATCATTTTGAGCTTCACTTAAATCAGTATATGAGGAATCATATATAACATCGGCATCAAAAAAAGCATATTGAGAAGGCTTAAACTTCCCCAATGATAGTAAATGTTTACCATATTGAGTAAGCTGAATTTCAATTACGTCTTCTTTTTTATTAAAAAATGTCATTTTGTATAAATTCCAACCTTATAATAATTACTCATATTTAATAAAATATTCTTCATTAAGTTCCTGGAACCTCCGAGCCCGGTGGTGGCTTTTGTGGAGGAATCGGAGGTAGCCATGGCAAGTTCACATTGCCGGCAACATCAGATAAAGTAGCCACATCATCTCCAATGGCTCCTCGAAGCTTGTATTCAGCTTCTACTTGTACTAGTTCAACAAGAGAAAAGAAATCATAAGGCCAATTATAATTATAATCTGGCTTCTTTAATTTTTCATCTCCAAACTCAAATTTAAACCTTTTGTCGTCTTTTGTGTCCTCTGTTACATTAAAGTAACTTTGCTCTGCTTTTTTCTTAACTTTGAAAACCATCCATCTGACATCTTTTGGCATCGTATTAAGATTTAAGAAATCCCAAGAGGCTGCAAGATCTAACGTTATGCTTGCCTCATCTTTTTGCGCTTCCGTAGCAATTTTTGGCATAAGATTTTGCCAAATATCAATAAGATCTTGTTTTTTCAAACAATGATGAAACTCGAAAATAAACATGGCAAATGGATCTATGCTACGATTTTTAATAAAATTCATATGTGGCGGTAGATAATACTTGCTCATTTTATTAACCATCTCGGTTATCGCTTTACTTGGAACACTAGACCCAAAGGCAGCTGCGCGTTTTGCTAGGTCGTCGAGATTTGTTTCGGGCGACCTTTGTAAAAGCTGGGCATAATCAATGTGTCTTCGTGTAATTGGAAAGAATGGACTTGTTCCTTCGTCATAATTTGATCTTATTGGTATAGCGACAACAGCTTCAGAGATGATTTTATTATCTGCAATTTGACCTAATTTTCTGTCCGGACCAACGAGACCAGAAGGTTCTTTAAATCCTAATACTTGGTATAATGATCCTGTTTGTCTGTGACCTAACCTAGTTTCATCAGACGGCTGAGTTCCAATCCCGTGTAGTGCATTTTCTCCAGCGCCTCCGAGCATTGCTTTTAATATGGCTGTTGGGTGTGATTCTCTCAAGCCCATATAAATTCCTTGAGAACCGGTTGGTTCGACTCCGTAACCATACCACATTCCGCGAGTAGAATAACCGAGATTCGTATCTATATTGCCAGAGAAATTTAATATTGGTGTTTCAAATTTTGGAGAAATAACCCATGCATCCAAAGACTCATCACCTTTCGATGCCTTCGCTTCTATCGCCTGACCAGTGATTGGATTATATGTAATCTCTGGTACAGTTGTTCTACCAAAAAGATTTATTGACGATGCAACTCTCATTTTGGATTTGAAAGCAAGACTTTCATTGCCTTGCCCTTCTTCGCCAATCTGAAATGAACCAGATCCGTAATCTTTAAGAAGGTTCCAAGATTCTCTCCAATTAGGATCATATGTTGTTTCAACCTGGGCGCCGGCTATAACTTCTTCTATTGTAAACTCAGCAAGTTCTCCATGAGAAGAATGAAGATCAACTGCTGAAAGCAATAGTCTGTGTTTATGTGGAGAAAAAGCTAATCTCGCTACTGATTTGCCATAGAAATATGGCGGTGTATAAGGAGCAAAAGCGGGATCTTGCGTTTGTGCTGCGACGTAGACCAAACTGGTAATTGGATCAAGAGGGTAATTATGTGTTTGACAAGTTGGTCCATAATGTATTCCCCTTGCTGAACCAGATTGCATATCTTGTTTATTGAAAGCCAAATCGCCGGAGCTGCGGCCAGCTTTGAATGGGAAATCTGGCCCTTCAAACATGATCATATCTTCATATGGGTTGTGTCCGGGAGGTTTGTCAACTGCGCTGCCGCTCATGCTGTATTTTTTTCCTGACTTTCTCAATGTCACATCCATAAAATATGTTGTTCCAGATAACATCTGAAATCTTCCCGGAGTCGACGTAAAGCTTTGGAACTTGCCTTTATCCAAGAAAAATCTTGGTATTTCTCCCAAGAAATTGTGCATTGCCATTGAGTAATTTGGTGTGTAATCTCCTGTCCAAAGCGCGTGCTTTCCTTGAGTGAGATCGGTTATCTCGCCGGCGAGCCCTGGAGGGTGTATTAATGGTATTTCCGATCCTACGCCGTGGTCTCCGGAGTGGCTGACTGGCAGATATGTATGAGGTTCTATGAGAGACTCGAATGGAAAACGAATATTATGAATTTTTTCATATTCAAGACCCTCAGTGCCGACGTCGTCCGATCCTGTTTGGGTAAGATAACCCATGCCAGCGAAGCCGATTGCGTTTGGCAACGATCCAGTCCAATGTGGCCAATCTACAGCGATGCCTGATTTAATTGTATTATACATAATACCAGGGGCGAACCATGGTTGCAATAACGACTGTAATTGTTCTTGTGGGTGTACTTGTGGTGTCTTTCCGGCGAATGCAATAGATGAGGTTAAATGTGGTCCATAACTTTGCGAGAACATAGAACCCAATTGCACACATCTCAATACTGGATAAAAACCATTATATGGTAAGAGTTTTTTAACTGCTTTGCACTTTAATGTAAATTCTTTTGCCCTTCCTTTAACATCTTTCTGATAGTCGTTGCCAATAAGCTCTACAAATTTCATAAAATCAGAATGAGAATATAGTTTGTAGAATGGCAAATTTCCAGTGCTAATTGGAGTATCTGAACTTGCAGTGTGTAATGCACCGACAAGAGATAAGAATTTTTTGTTCGTGGCAGCAAAGCCATTATCAATATAATAATCCATATGATCTGAAATTTTAAATTCTGGGAGGATTGAATAACCTTGTCCCATTGTTCTTACATCTACTGCCCACTGATCATATGAATCATAAAAAGGAGACTTCCCAGACAACAGTGAAGCACTATAATGAGGTTTAAAGTGTGCCCCACTGATGCCCTGGTCCGCATCCCATGAATCATGCTGGATGATGTGAAGATATTTAGGAGGGATGAAGGTCTCAAAATTTGCAATAGGCGTCATGGACATATATTTATTTTGGAATAAATATGTCTGTGAAGCGGTTGGGACGGATCGTAAGCTATAATGAACAGAATCGGTTTTTAAGGTGTTTGCAACGATAGCATTAGAAGCAGTCATAGATGCATATGGGTTTGAAAATAACTCTCCACATAGAGTGCCGGATTCAGCAGAAGCATCTAATGGCCACATACTTAAACAAGGTGGAATCATTTCTAGACCATTTTGAAAATCATGTTCAGAGGGTCCGATTCCTTTGTTGCGGTCGATCTGGCCGTATTTAAATATATAACCTGTCGTATCGTCATTCCACATACTTTCTCTAATTGTATTACCCATTGAATTTAAAGCAAGAGCATCTGTCCTTAATCTATGTTCAGGTCTAGTTCTCCAGAACGTTCTATAATCTCTTCGATCATAACCCTGATGAGTTAGTCCCGAAGATTCTGTGTAATGTTGTCTTCCACGAATTTTGCCTAAATAAGCATTTTCTTCTTTCGGAAAGACAATTTCTCTATAATTCAGATTAAGCAAATCAAATGATTTTTCTTGTTGAAAGACTGGATTAATTTCATTTGTTATTTCATCATATATGACTTGATCGGGATCATTGATAATTCCTAATTTTTGATCCAACTCTCCTTGACCAATTGGGAAGTAATTCATATTATTGCCAAGTGTATGTCTAAAAGTAAAGACATTATTGGCCTTTCCACCTCTTGCAAGAACTATACGTTGTTGTTCTACGTCGTCCACAGAAATATCGAATAAAGTATGCTCGATTGGTTTATATTTGTTTGTAACAGGCGTAATAGTTTCTTTTCTTACTGGAGACTTGGCGCCGACTTTTTTCAGCTCTTGGAGAATGTTATCTGTGTAGCCATTAGTGCCATATCGTAATTCGGTTTGTGCGTCGGCCGGCGTGAAAAGTTTCTCGAGTTTGGTGGGGCTACGCTCGGAAGCAACCGGGCCGATTGAAAAATCAAGTAAATTCTTTTTCTTATGATATCGCGCAACAGGGTGTTCGCCTGTTCTAATTTGTTTCCAAGATGGGTAATGATATGGTCCGTTGCGGTGAAGCATAAGAGCGTTGAAGGCTTCTGGGTCTCGCCTTGGATTGTGCGCAAGGCCGGCGGTGTTCGCTTCAGAAGCTCCAATCGGATCATAATTTGTGACAAAGCCTCTCCCATGAGATGTAGCGTTGTCTGTTCCATTTATATAAGTGGGTGACTCGTGGTAGGCTGTCCAACCCAAATACGCTCCATGTGGGTGCTGCAAGCTATCATTATTACCGGGGGCACCTGTATCGTTGGGCCACCCAAGAGTATTTGTGGATGATGATATTGGTTCATATATAATTGTGTTTAACCCTACGAAATCAGTCGGATGAAAGCCACCAATATCCCCTTGAATAGCCTCGGCAAAAGGAACGCCCCAAGTTCGGACGGCGCCGGCGTTGTACCACGCAACCCCAAAATCACTTGCACTAACAAATACAATATCTGTTGAAGCGTTCCAAGCGTTGTATGCATTATGTTCTTCTGATCCGCTTCTCATATAAGCAGGCTTTTGATATCCAAGAACTGTAAAGTCAGCTTTGGGCCTAGCCGGATCGGCTGGTGTTACGCCGAGAGAAAGAGGCTCAGTCGTAACACCAGTAACGTGATGCACAGAAGCTGTAATCCAAGCATATTGCAAATCGCTTCTTGGAATAACGCGGGTGACATACCAATTATCATAAGATGAAGCAGTTCCAGCAAACTTAGGAGCCACAATATGTCCGCTGCTACTGAAAACTATTTTTGCTCTTCGATTTCTATGCACTTTATGATATGATGCACTTGGTTCTTTTAAAGAGCTGTCATATCCGCCGGTGCCGGCATGTCTTGTTAACAACGTTTGCAAAGGCTGCCTTACACTAAGATTTCTATTGTTTAAACTATTGTATACTGAAAATTCTTCCGCAACAATATCTAAGAAGCCTCTAGACATAACTTCTGGGCCGCCAGGAGCGGAAAACTTTTCTACAAACACAGAAGCATGTCTTCCTCTATCTGGCAATGCAAAGTCGTATACTCCTGAAACAAGTGTTGATACAACTGATCCTGATATAGCTCCTTTTGTTTCGGCAAAATATCTAGGATTGGTAGAGCGACCGGATGTTTGTACAACTTCATAATTTTTAGTGTAATTGCCAATAACGGTGGAGCCGGTTGTAGTATGACCAATAGTTTGCTGTATGTTTTTGATATTAACCGGTCTTTTTGCATACCCATCGCGGGCTATCCAAGATCTGGCTGCGCTCCAACCTGGAGCGTCTTGATCAGCTACAGCTTGGACTACATGATCTACTGGTACGAGCTTAAGTTCTGTTGCATATCCTATTTCGCTATAAGCTGGTAGAACCACACTCCATGCTTCTTCTCTTCTACTAGGAGATGCCGTTCCGAATGCTCCTGTTGTCGTAAAGAAAACATGTCTATGTGGCATGCCACCAACATATTTCTCTGTAAATGGCCCTTGCATAGGGGTCTCTTTGCAGGTTCCATATGCGTCAACATGAATGTTTGTCGGTCCGCCAACTCCGGAAATAGCAGTAACAGAACCTGTTGTAAACGAAGAACTAAAGAGACTAAATGGAGCATAAATTTCTCCTTTGTTTTGCTCATCATACGGCAAATAAACATTAAATGCTTGCCTAGTTTTTTTATCAAGATCAAGAAGATCTGAGCATGCAGGATTTACAAAATCACTTGATTTTATATGTATATAATTATCTGATCCTGGAGTTAACAAGCTTTTATAGAAATCTAATCTTTTACTGGGAGCAAAATTAATTCCACCATGAAGTTCAACATCCACTTTAGCTGAGAATTTATAAGGTTTTGTTAATTTTCTATATACATAAGGATTGGATCGATAGGTAGGACCAGAACTTGAAACAATTGTTGTGGCAATTGTTCTAATTGATTCTTTGCTGCTGTTAAGTCCAGCGTCTGAAGTACTACCTAGGTGGGTTTGTCCATCTCTTCCGAGACGATCTTTCCACCAGAGACAATTGATGTTTTCGGTTGCGCTCGATGGATAGGTAATGAAGGGACTGTTTTGAACCATTCCACCGACGGCCCCGTTAGCTAATACAATGGTGCGCCCATGAGGGCCGGCCTGGTCGACCACTAAAGTTATTTTGGTATCGGAAGACCCCAGGATCGCCGTGATTCCTTTAAGTCCTGTGGTTCCTCCGGTGATTTCGCTTCCATATTTGATTGAGTCGCCATCGAATCCTGGAGCATCTGTGCCATTAATGGCTGCAATCAAATATGTGGTTGCAACAGCGTCGTTGCCGGCGCCGGCGATTCGAATCGCGTTCGCGGGGGGGTCGCCGCCTGGAACACTATTATAAACTACGATGTGGACCTTATTACCAGAAGATGCCCCATCGCCCCCGCCTGCAGCGTCAGATATCGTAATATAAAAGGAGTCACCATGAACAACTCCAGCCCCGGGGTATGCTGGTTGGCTCGAGCCAAGATCCAAAACGTCAAACGCAGTAGCGTTACTGTCGGCTGCAAGGTAAAATTCTATGGGCGCATGTCCCTGTTTCCATGGATACAATAATTCGTTAATAGCAAGAATTTGCCCAGTTGGTATATCATGTTTCATTTCAAGTGTCGGGAACTTACTCCAATACTTGTTTCTCTCTAAGACATGGCTTTCAACCATATTTCTAATGGATTCGGAAGTATCAGATGAAATTGGGAAAAACTGTTCAATTATTTTATCAATTGAAGAATCTAACCATTTATAAAATTCCACATATCTGTCCAAATCAGAAACACTTTCGACCCTTTCAAAAAATAGTTGCCTTAACTTTTCCATCCTTTTGTATGATTGACGATATCTGTTAACTGGGTCTCCGATAAGAGAATTAAAATCTTTAATTGTAGCAAACATTTTCAGCATTTCTTCTGATATTGTTTGATACATGCTTTTTTCAACAGCAATAAAATGTGTTATCGGTCTTGTTTCTCTTGTGAAGTTTATATCATCTCTATTTCTGATCTCGATCATGTCGCTGCTAGCTACTGATTCTGGCAATCTCTGTCTAGCAGATGGCAAATAATTTTTATCAACAACTTTTGCATTACTAACAAGAAAGCCATAGCCGATGCCAGTATGTTGTGCATTCAGAATATTGCCAACAGGACCGTATCTTCCTGTAAGCGCTGTTGATCCAGAAGAAATATCTTCTACAACAAATTCACCTCTTGCATCTGAACCAGTGACTCTGTCAAAGTCCCAATCTAGCGCCAATGTTTCGATTCTAGGAATGTAACAAAGGCTGGCAGTTGGAGCATTAAACAAATAAGCATAATCATAAGGATGAAGAACACCAGCATTACCGGCATCCAGGGCATGAACTTTAATAACTTCGTCTGGCAAATAATCGAGCCAATATCTTACAGAAGATATCTTAACGTCTGTATATTCTTCTAGTGCTCCTGTGAAATTTGTTCTCAAGGCGCCAGCATATACTCTTTTTGGTGAACCTATCCAATGATTAACACGAGATGCGGGTACTGAATCATAAGGTATGCCTATAGATTTAGTTATATAAAACTCATTTCTTATGGCATTATTTGAAGCATTTACGCCGCAAAATTCAATAGTCCCGGAACCATGGATATAAGCATTGTTAGTGCCGCTCACCCGGGTGGCCATTGGATATGTCGATGGTCGAACTCTAACTGCAAAATTCCATTTTTCATTTTCATAAACATCATAAAAAACAGAAGAAGTTATATTAATTGCCATTATACTAGATGTTAATTTAAAATATGCGTTTGTAGATAAAATATCGTTTGTATCTTTTACAGCGTAGACTCTTAGATCGCCGGTATCAGATACTGGCCACGACGCTTCAACTTGTGCCGATTGAGCAGAATCAGGAATTGAAACTGCGCCCTTAGTTCCAAACAAAGAAGAAGTAAGCGAAGGAGCTAATATAAATTGTCCTGGTTTTTCAACAGTTTCTCTACGAGGAAATATGATTTCAGCTTCTAGTGTTCTTGCAGAGCCGCTTAAAAATTCTTCACTCCCAGAAATGAAAGATACTGAATTGGAATTACTGCTGGCTGTTGCTTGATAAACTACAGCAGTATTATGATCCGGTTTGTGAAAATCTATAAAATTCTTTTTTTGAACTGTATAATTGTAGCTGTCTTTAAGTTCATATGTTATATTGTTGGCATATACATTTATCTTAATTAATTCATCATCTATACCAAAACACCTAATTGCGTTTCTAAATGATTTTTCAGTACCCTTTGATTTGTATATATAAACTAAATTATTATACAAATTTTGATAAATTAAATTTTTTGTATCATAAAGATCATCTTCAAAAAGTTTTTTTTCATCTCTCGCGGAAAGTTTAGAA